TTAGGGTGGGGTGATTCACTATCTATAAATTTAAAAGACAAAGAATCCAAAGAAGGTTTGCCAAATAATTTATTATCAATTTCGGAGAATTTGTATTTTGAATATTTGATAGTGAAATCAAATTTGCAATCGAAGCATTTTCGGACAAAGTTTACAGATTTATAATTGATAAAGAATCCAGAGTTTTGAGTTCTACTTATTTGGAATTCATCGGAATTGAGATTAATTCTGGCATAATTGAAGTATTTAGGATCTGAATTAAAGACGAGATAATTATCTTGTATATTGAATCCTGTATTAATTTTTGTCAATGCGAGTTCAAAAGAAAGAATTAAATTAGATTTGCAAAAGATGCAAGTTTTATTTAATTTTAGAATATCTTTTGTAGATGATATTGGAACTATCACAAAATAATTTCTGAATATGTATGTACTGCGGAGTATATTTGATGAGCCATGTATTTTAAAGACAGCAAAGCATTAGAAATATTAAACAAGAAAGAATCAAAAAATTATATTAAAGCATGTGAAAGTAATTTAGAAGAATGTTTAAATTATAGAATAATAGATTTTGATAAATATTATATAAACAATAAAATAATGAATGAAAGACATGTCTTTCATTTAAAAGAAAAAATAGAAATATACAATCCTGTATTTTGCAAGACTGATATTATATATAAAAACATTGATAAGATTAAATATTTTGATTTAGATTTAAAAAACTTAACAAAAGAAGAAGCAATGTTTTTATTAAAATATTTTAGTAAAAATGGAGTATTAGATATTTTTATTTAACTTCGGAAACTGAAGCTGGAGAATTTAAAACTTTATTTACTTGATTTTCTAAAAGATTTAGTTGACGTAAATATTGCATATATAATTTAAGACCTATTTTTGTATTTATAGACTCTAATTGGTTTTTTAATTTTTTAATTTGTTCTGGGGATTTATTTGGAGAGGATATTAAGTTATTTAAATCTGCTTTAAACTTATCATGAGCCTCATTTAATCCAACAGTATTTGTCATTATCTCTTCTGTATCTGATCTGTGAGGTTTATCCCAAACTCCTCTTTTTTCAGAATATCTAATAACTTCTGAATTTAATAAATTTGATACTTCAAATAAATCAGCTCTAGCTTTTACTATTAATTGACTTACTCTTTCATCTTCGCCAGTATAATTAACATTTATTATACTCAAATCTGCTAAAATATTTCTTATTTTTGAAGATAAGCCATATGCTTTTAATGAGGAAAATTTCATACCATCTTGAGTATTTATAGTTGAAGCAAATGATTTGGCTAAATTTAATGCTTGTTCTAGTTTTCTTTTATCTTCTTTAAATAATTCATCGCTTTCAATTAAATTTGAAATTCTACTTGATGTTAATGCAGAAACTGATTTTTCTGCATTGAATAATTTTGCTCTAAATTTAGAAATTAAATCTCTTAATCCTTCAAAATTAACAGTAAGTGGAGATAATTCTTCTCCAGTTGATTGGGCATATTTTTTCAAAAAACTTCTATTAGGGTTTTTTGCATTTTTTGCAAACTGATTAGCTTTGTTTAAAATTTCTTTAAATTTGTTCATATTTCTCCGGGTCTATATATTATTATATTAATTTACCATTTTCTAAAAATAATTTATGAATATACATACGATCTACTTGAACAGTAAGTCCAGTTGGACCAAAATTATTTTTTAAAATATAAGCTAATCCTAATTTTACATATAAAACAACATCAGCCTTATCTCTATTTTCTGTAATTTGAAAATCATTTAATAAAACCAACAATCTTCCTCCAGAATTGTATCCATCAATTCCAGAATAGCCATCATTTATATATTCATTAAAAGAATTAAAATCTAAAGTTTCTGTAATAAACAATTGTCTTTGAATTGTTTCTAAAACTTGAGAACTTATATTAGAGTTTACAAATATAATTCCTTCAGGATAATTCATTTTACTTTTATATTCTTTAGAGCATTTTTTAAACTTATTGTTTCTTGAATAGAAGATTGATTTTTCTTAACATTTGGATTATTAAAAAACTTTAATATATTATCAAGAACAACAAGCATTATATTTTTATAAAATATTCCAGTAGAACTGTTAATTCCTTGAAAAGATTTTAATATTGGATTAATCAAAGATTGATAATTTTTGCCAGAATAAAATAATTCTGGATTTTGTTCAATAGAATTAACCAAATCATTTAATTTTGCATAAATGTTTTGTAGATTCAATTCTTGTGCAATTTTTGTAAAAATCATAAAATAATATCTTTTAATTGATTTTACAATTCGGCGCTTGACGGGAATTCATGGCGATTTAGATTGTATGCATGACGGACCTACCAAAATACAAATTTGCGCTACGAAATGACATTAAAAATTGCAAAGAATTTTTACCAAAACAATCAGAAAGGGATGCTACAGGATATGATGTTCGATGCGCTGCAAAAGATGGCGTAATCATGAATAACGGAGACATTGTAAAGATTCCTCTTGGAATCAGAGCATATTGTCCAGATGGATGGTGGCTTGAGCTTAATCCAAGAAGCTCAACGTTTTTAAAACGAGAATTAATTACACTAGTTGGTATCATTGATCAATCATTTCCAGAAGAGCTACATTTAGTTGGGAAGTTTTTCAGCAATACAAAACCATTTCTTAAAATTGAATTTGGAGATCTAATTGGACAGCTAGTTCCAGTAAAACTCCAAAGAATGGAAGTAGAAGAATTTACCAACGAAGAAATGGATGAAGCAATTAAAGAAAGAAATGCTGAAAGAAAATCAGGTTTCGGAAGTACAGGAGTACGATGAATACAAAAAATTTTGCAGAAAAATTAGATATAGAATATTCTTTCGTAAAAGAAGAATTACAAAAAATAAATAATATAAATTCCAAATCAAATTGGATTCAAACTTTTTTAAAAAAGAAATTTTATCCAACAAATCCAAATATAGAAGATATCTGCATAGAAGACATTGCACATGCATTATCCATGCAATGTAGATTTTCAGGACATATAAATGAATTTTATTCAGTAGCACAACATTCAGTATATGTATCTTATATATGTAATAGCCATCTTTCTGGACTATTGCATGATGCAAGTGAAGCATATCTTGTAGATATTCCAAAACCACTCAAAGTAATGAATGAATTTTCTGAATATAGAAAAATTGAAAATAAACTTCAAACAATGATTTATAAGAAGTTTGATCTTCCTGAAACAGAATTAGATAATGTAAAGGATGCTGATTTAAAAATGCTAGCAACAGAAGCAAGAGATTTATTTTCTGGCTTGCATCCAGAATGGAAATGCCCAACAAATCCATTGCCATTTAAAATAATGCCAGTTGGACCTAAAGAAGCAGAAAAAATGTTTTTAGATAGGTTTAAAGAATTATATGAATGATATGAAGAAATTAAAAAAATATTCTGTTGTTATTGAAGCAAATGTTCCTGCATTATTATTCTATGAGATTCTTGCAGAATCTCCCGAAGAAGCAGAACAATTAATAAAAACAAAATCTCCAACAAAGATAGAATATAAAATAAAAAAGAAAAAAAGTATCTTTATAAAGATTTATGAATTTGGAACTTGCATGTTACATAAATCAAAATCATTACTATGAGCGTACTAATTTATAGCTTATATAAAAAAGAAAATAAAATATATACAAAATACAAGATAGACAAAAATACTCCAATTATAGAATTTTCAGGAACTATTTTCTATGGAGAAAAAAAGTACTCAGAAAATGAATTATTGGATTTACCAAAAGATAAATATCTTGGACCTTCTGGAAATCTTGATGATTGTATAAGACATTCTTGCAATCCAAATACAAGAATAGAAATTGTAAATACAAGAGCTTTTTTGTATTCAATAAAAACAATAAAAGCAAATGAAGAAATAACATTTGATTATTCTACAATTATAAAATCAGACAATACATTTGATTGCAATTGTAAAAATTATAATTGTAGAAAAGTTATTTCCAATATTAAAAGTTTTAATAAAGAATTATTAGAAAAATATAAGAATCAAAAAATGATCCCAACATTTATACTGGAGCATTATGAGCGAAATTAAATATTATGTATTAGATACAGAAACAACAGGATTATCACCAAAGATTCATGAAATTACAGAGTTTTCTATTATTAGATTTTCTGATAAAGTAAATCTTTATAAATCAGTAAAATGTGATAGACCAGAATCTGCATCTATAGATGCATTAAGAATTACAAATAAGACATTACATGATCTAAAAACAGGAATGAGTAAATTAGAAGCATGTAATATTTTAGAAAAATTCTTAAATGAAGATGGAACTACATCCAAAGCAAGATGCATTGTTGGACATAATATTCAATTTGATAGAAATTTTTTAATTGCAATGTTTGAAGAATGCGGAAAAGTATTTCCAGCAGATTTATGGCTCGATACTTTACAAATGACAAGAGACATTTTAAAAAATCAAGGATCAAATACAAAAGGAAGATTAAAGCTAGCAGATGCTTGTACGTCAATGGGCGTTAAATTAATTAATGGAGCCCATCAAGCTACAGTAGATAGCAGAAATACATTCTTACTATGGAGGAAAATTAAAGAATCAAATTTTGATTATTTAAAATATATAAAGAATATTCCTCATAAGCAAACCCAATTTAACGTTGATGAATTGCTAGAAGAGTTAAATGACTAAATTGTTTTTTAAAACAAAAAAAGTAGAAAAAGATAAAGTATTTCTATGTAGAGTAAATGGCGATAATTTTATTGGAGAAATAATTTCTTATTGCGATTTAGTTTCCATAGAAAAAAACAAACATCTAAAAAGAACTTGGATAGATCTTTTTGGAAGTACAATTAAATTTAATTTCAAAGCTCCAGTTGAAATAAAGCATGGAGCAATAATAAAGCCAGAATATGGAAATCTATATTCTGGCTTAAGCTTTGATAACGTATTAAAATTAACAGAAAAGATGTGTATTGTAAAAGATAATGATTTTACACTTTACAACTGCATGTGTATAGACATGAAGATTAGATCATTCTTATTTATGAATGATAAAATTTATAAAGTAAGTTCATTATTATTAGGATATGAAAATTTAAAAGAATTTATTAAGAATAAGAATATTTTACATTGGTATTCAAGAAAAACAAATTTATTTAATTCATCTGAGCAAGATATTTATTTTAGTATTTATCCATTTCCAAATGATTTATTAGGAAAATTTTAAATATTTGTTTATTATATTCAGCAAATTATTTTGTGGTTTTGTTTCAACTTGCTGAACCTGTTGAGGTTGTGGTTGAGATTCTTGTTGGGAGCCTTTAATAAATACAGAGACTCCTTTATGCCAACCAATTGGACCTCCTTTAAATCCAGGAGGATGATAATGGGGTTCAAGGGCAAACATATAATCTTTGCCATTAATTGTTTCAAAAATCTTATCGCCCATATTTTTGGACAATAGTTCTTTTGCCCTCTGCGTGACTTCGCTTGGCACTCTGCCCTTGAGCCTGGAGTAGCCATCGATAGATTGTGTAGGAATTGCTGGAGAATTCTGTGGTGATTTCTCGCCATCGGTCTTGTCCGGCTCTGGAGAGTTATCAAGCTTATAAGATGTTGAAATTAATTTTTCATAAGATACCAAAGAATGTAATTGAGGATTTTTTAAGACTTCCTCAATATTCATATTTTGAATTGATCCTTTAATATTTACAGAGCAAGATTTATCAACCAATCTTACGCTATGGCTATAATCATAATAAGCAGCTTCATGGAATGTTGATTCTGGTTGAATTGGTTTATCATTCATATGCCAGCCATAGATATTTACTCTATCTGGTTTATTGGATAATTTATTTCCAATAACAACATCTTTTTTAATTCCAGAGACCAAATCTCCAGGTTTATGATTTAATCTAGCTAATTGCCTTTCAATCATTCTATTATGTTCTTCTAAAGAATCTGCATGTTGCATTTTTAATTGTATAAAATCTTTGCCTGTATATTTTTTGCCGGACACGGTAGCTCCACCAGACATTGGAGCTGGTTGAGCTTTTGTTTTGGCTTGGCTATGAATTTGATCAACCATTTTTTTGGTTGGTAAAATACAATTAAATAAATTTGCAATTCTTTGAGATGTTGGACCATCGCAAGATATTCTAACATAATCTTGATCAGATCCAATAGACATATAATCAGGAGAAACAAAATAAGTAATAGAAATATCATTTTCTTGAACTTTAATAGGAACAAACTTTCTTAAAAAAGAAGGAAAGTTTCCTTGTTTAATTTGTTCAATAATAAGATCATTTCTTTTAGGAGAACCTGATTTAAAATTAGATATTAATTGTATAAATTGAGATCCTGAAATTGCATCAGATTTTCTACTTGGGAAATTAGGCATACAAGTATGCTATTATTTTGAACGATTAAATGTGTTTTTTTAGCAAATCATCTGCATTTAGCTGCCCGCCCAAGGATTATTTGTGGTTGGTTTATTTGGATCTTCTTCTTTTTCTGTTATTTGATATGTTTTTGATCCCCAAGGCATACTTTCAGTTGGTTTATCTTCAACTTTTTTCTTTTTATCTTGTGGGTCACCCATCGACATTGAAAGTTGAACTAAATCATTTAATTTGCTATATGATCCAAATGTTATTGGCATTTTTGATCGTATTAAGTCTTTGTTTAATATTGAATATAATGGAGTATAAAATCTATAAAATTGGGCTAATTGACTACGAAGATTTACTTTTTTTTCTTTAATATAATTTTCTACTTCACCCAATTTAGAATTAATTCTTGCTGCTTGAACAGCATTTTCTATATTTGATAAAGAAGTTGATACTTGTGCATCATTTAATTTATGATAATTTTCTAATAAATAAGTTAAACTATTAAAAGCTTTATTATAAGCAATATTTAAATCACTTAATGGTTTTATTATATTTTGTCTTGCAGGTTTACTGTACAATGCATTTGGATCAGAGAATGTAATTTCTTCATCATCATCCTTACCTCTCCTTGATAAATTTTCCCAACGCAAAGAGTATCTATTATCTTCTTCATTTTTTTCTTTAATATATTGATTTACTACTGCAAATGAATGGGCATATATTGCATATTTATCATTACCTAAAACAGATCGGAAAAATCCACCAGCTTCATTAAATAAAAAGTCTGTATTTTTAACTGATTTATATGTTGGATTGTCTGGATCTTCAGAAAGTGCTATTGAATTTTTATTTTGTAATTCACCTAATGTTTGTAAATGTGTTATTGCTGCTTGAAAAAAACCTACAAGACGTTCTGGTATGTTAATATTAGTTTGATACCATCCAAATTTTGGATATTTATGTGGTACTTTATCATTCTCTTTTGAGAATTTTGCATCAATTTCATTAATTCTAAGAAGTATTTGATCTTTTACTTGTTCTAAGAGTTTATAATTTCTTTCAAAACTATCTCGTGAAATAGTTTCTACTTTTCTTGGCTCATATCCAGGATGAAGTTCTTGAGCTATTTTATACAAAGTTTTTTTACTAAACATAAATTAATAATATTTTAATATCTTAGAAAATTTAATTTACCTTCATCAGATAATAAATAAGAATCATTAGATTTTAGAACTTCTAAAATATCAACTACATTTCCATTTAAAGTACAATCTCTTGCAATTAATCTTGTACCATGAGCATAATCATAATAAGTTATTTCATGACTGCTTGCATTTGGAATTGGTCCTTGAATTGGAGAGTTATTTGTTCCATGCCATCCATAAATAGCAACTCTTTGTTTAGGATTATTTGGAGAAAGTCTATTTGTTAATACTACATCTTTTTTATGTCCTGCCAACAACAATGATCTATCTTTATTTTCTAAAAATTTATTTATTTTATTTGAAATATTAATAATTTCTTTCATAGAATACATAGAAGAATCATAAGGCGGACCTTTTGGATATTGTGGAATTTTAATATCTGAAGCTTTATAAATTTGATCTACCATTTTTTTAGTAGGTAAGGTACAATAAAATTCATCCATAAATTTCTGAGCAGTTACTCCAGAAAATGGAATGATAATATCATCAATAGAAACATAATCATTGCTAACTAAATAAGTAATTACATTTCCTTTTTCTTCTATTGTTATTGGTTTAAAATTATTTAAAGAACATTTGTTTTTAATTGCAAATTCTAAACATAACTCATCTCTTTTTATATAATTCTCATTTTCTATAGATTTTAAAAATTCTAAACTCATATTGCCTCGTTATTAAAATATTCTTTTATGTTAAAGATATCAAATAAAATAATAGAAAAGGTAAAACAAGAGCTTGATGATCAAGCTAAGGTTAAACCAACTCAACCTGAGTTTTTAAAAAATGATCCATTATTTAAAAAAATAATAAAAGAAAAATTTGATTTAGATATTAGTAATTTTTTAGGAATGGGGCAATATAATGTTGCTTATGAAAAAAATAACTTAATATTTAAATTTACAAAAAATAAAAATGATATTTTAAAAACAATTGCTATTTCTTCTTTAAGATATGAATTACCAGAAGAGTTTCATAAACATATTTTATATGTTGAGGATTTCGGATCTTTTAAATTAAAAGGAGTTGAAATTTATTATATAATAGCAGAAAAATTATTTGAGTTATCTATGGTTGAAAAATCTTTATTATTAAAAAACGAAGCTTATGCAGATTTAGGATTTTTTACTACAACGATATTGACAGAAGAAAACTTTAATAAAATAATAGAAATTATAAATGCTAATGTATCAGTTAATTTGACAGAAATTATTGATGGAGTTAGAAAAGCAGAATTAATGTCAATTATTACCAAAAAATTAGATGAGAATAATTTTGGTAAAACTGATTTTGGAAGATTATCAAAAGAAGAATATATACAAAAAATGGTAGATAATTCAAGAACATTCTCAGGAATTATTGTTACTTCTTTTATTAAATATGTAAAAGATAAATTTAAAGAAAGATTATTAATTAATAATATACAAAAAGTTGTTGATGATATTGGAAAAATCTATTTAATAGATAAAAGATTTCCTAAAAATTATAAACAAAAACAAATAATAAAAGGATTTGGAAAAGAATTATTTGAATTCTTAAATATATTAAAAGAAAAAGGAATTTACTTCTCAGATACTCATACAAGCAATATTATGAAAAGAAAAAATGGAGATTTAGTATTATCTGATGTTGGATTATTCGTATTCGTTTAATAATTAATAAAATCAGACATATCATATAAATAATGATTTTTTCCTGGATTAAATATTATTTTTATTTTTTTTAATATTTTATTTGAAATCATATGTATCATATTATAATCATTATAATATTTTAATATAAAATCTCTATGAGAATTTAAAATATCACTATATTTTTCTTGATAGAACGGTTTTAATATTTGATTGATCATTATATACATAGGAGAATTAAATATTTTTTTACAAACATTAATATTTAAATCATATATATGTTTTGTTAATTCTTTTCCAATTGATATTTCATTTCTATAAATTAGTGTATTTATAAAAGAATCTTTAAATTCGGTTGCCATACCAAATAAGTTTTTATATTTGTCTTCATATAAGTATAAGAAAAATGAAATATCTTCTTTTAGACTTGCATAGTTTCCTTCTATTCTATTTTTAGAAAAATTACTAAAATAAAAATTTTGAACTTTTTTAAAATCATCTGTCATCTCAATTGCTTTTGAGAGCAAATTAATAGTAATTAATTCTTTTGGTAAAGAATTTAATTGATTCATATCAAATTCTATATTTTTAGTTTTTGATTTTAAAATATCAAAATTTGCTTTTGCTTTTAAAATAACAAAATAAATATTAATTAATGGAATTGAATTTAATTGGCTTTCATTTAAGTTTTGAATTATTTTTAATAACTTATCAAATGTATTTTTAATAACACTTTGAAATATATTTAAATTTAAATATTTTGGATCTAATTCACCTTTATCTATATGTTCTGACTTTAATGATTCTTTAAAATCTTTTATGGAATCAAAACTATCAGCATTTGAAAATAAAAACAAGAAAATTAAATCTTGTTTATCAAAATCAAAAAATGAATTTGAATGAAAATGAGAATAGCCAAATAATTTGTTTTCTTTTATATAATTATCACAATAACCTTTAAAAATTTGAAACTTAGATAATTGAGCAAACTTTAATAATTCTCTTTTTATTTTGGTGAAAATCATAAATTTATACAATTAAATTAGGCATTAAAGTAGGAACCCAAATATCATTAGTTTCACTATTATTTATATAATCTTCTGTCATTAAACAATGACCATCTTTGCCCCAACCTATTCCCCAAGAATTTCTTACTAAGAAATATCTTTTTCCATTTATATATTTTACTCCAGTAATAATCATTGCATGTCTTCCTACAAAATTATTAGGAAAATTAAAAATAGGCAATTCTGATAAATATGTTGAATTAATAAAATCTCTACTAACTCCTGTACCAAAGGTAACTGGATGATTTGATCTTATTGCTTGTTCTATATTATCCAACTTATTAGATGTTATTTTATAAAATTCAGAAATTTTATTATCATTAGCTTCTGCATATGCTAATAAACTTGGCTGAGCAAATACTTTATTTTCATTATAGTTCCAAACTGATTCTCTACAAACTCCTAATCTAGTTAAAGAATCAAATGCATCTCTTATATAGCAGCCATCATCTTCGTTTACTTTTTTTATATAAAGCCTTGCATTGTAATAAACAAATAATCTACTTAATTGATGTACATTATTTTTATTTTCAATTCCTTTTAATATTTCCAATGCATCGCAAACAGAATTAGCAGCGCATGAACTTAAGCTTCCTTGATTGCTTATTGGAGTATACTCTGGTAATATATAATCACCATATCCAGAAGCTGTTTTAAAAAATCCTTCTACTAAAGAAAAAGATTTATCATTTGGATTTGTTTCAGAAGGTTTATGATTTAGTTTAAACATATTATAATGTTAAACTATTTGCTATAAGTGCAAGTATCCATTTGATCCAAGCAATCACCTTTATCTGTTGCAGATATATTGGCTAAACAAGATGGATTTAAATAAACACCAGCATTATGAGTTTCTTCACAGAATTGTTTAAATGATTTTCCAAGTTTAGTAAAATTTTTGTCATCTTCAATGCATTGATTTCTTTTTAAATTTCTTCCAGCAGCTTCGCACAATTCCGTATCTTTTACAACAGGTGTTGGTCTTGGTGGAGTTTTATTATCGCACGCAAAAATAAATATTGACATTAAAAAAAATAATTTTAGATTCATGTTCTACGATATAACATCTTCGGAGTTTTTTATGTCAAAAATTGAAAATAAAGAATATTTAACATTTGGTGATATTTTACTAAAACCTGCTTATTCAGAAATAACAAGCAGATCTCAAGTTAGTCTAGAAGTTAAAATAAAAGACTTTACTTTTGCAAGTCCATTAATTCCAGCTAATATGAAATCTATTATGTGTTTTGAATTAGCATGTAAAATATATGAAAACAAATCTCTTGGAATACATCACAGATTCTCTACAATAGAAGAGCAGATTCAATTCTTTGAATCATTAAAGAACAAATATGGAAATGATGTATTTAATTACATTGGTTGTTCTGTTGGTGTAAAAGAACAAGATAAAGAAAATGCTAAACTATTTCTAAATCTTGGTGTAAAAATATTTTGCATAGATATTGCACATGGACATTCAAAAGAATGCGGAGAAATGTGTTCTTATTTAAAGAATCTAAATAAAGACATGTTACTTATTGCTGGCAATGTTGCTACAATAGAAGGATCAGAATATCTATGGAATAATGGAGCAGATGTAGTTAAAGTTGGTATTGGAGGTGGATGCTTAAAAGGTGATGCCAGAATACTAATGTCAAATGGAACTTATAAAAACATTACAGAAATAAAAGAAGGAGATTCTATTATAGATGGTAAAGGCAATCCAACAAAAGTTAATAAATTAATTTATTCTGGAAGAAAAACAGTAAGCAGCATTAAGCATAATGGATTTCATAAGCCATTATATGCAACTGAAGATCATAAATTTTATGTAAATAATAAAGATTTTGAATGGAAAGAATTATCTGATTTAAACAAAAATGTTTTAAGTCCTAAAAATATAAACTTTAATCTTAAAGAAGATTTTAATATTCAATTAAATAAATCTAATATAAAATCAAGTTATGATATTGGTTATATTTTTGGAGTATCTTTAGGAGATAATTTAATTAAAAATAATAATTCTATTACCTGGGTATTTGATAAAGAAGATGTTGCTTTGAAATTATCCAAATCAATTAATAAAGAATTTAACTGCGATGTAAAAATAAAAAATAAAATAGTTAATATTTCTGAAAAACAAATTGTAAAATTACTAAACTTTAATAAATTACCAGAAGAATTTCTATGTAGCAATAAAGAATATTTACAAGGTTTATTTGATGGATTGGTTGATAATCAAATCTCTGATGATTTAAATGAATTGTTTATGTTTTTAAACTTTAAATTAAATGGATATTTTACTTCAGATAATAACAAAGATAATTTTCAACATTATATGATAACTAATAAAATAAATCATATTGAAGAAGTTGATACTTATGATTTAGAAGTAGAATCAGAAGATCATAGTTTTATAGCAAATAACATTATTGTACATAATTCAATTTGTACTACTAGATTAAAGGCTGGAGCAGGAGTGCCACAAGTATCTGCTTTGGAAGAAATATATGAATGGAATTCTTTAACAAGTAGTAGGTATTTAGCATTAAGTGATGGAATCAAAGATGTAAGAAATAATAGATTTATAATATCTGATGGAGGAATTAGGGATGTAGGTGATTTTGTTAAAGCATTAGCTTTTTCAAATATGGTAATGGCAGGAAATATGTTTTCTGGATGCGAAGAAACTCCAGAAGAAGTATTAGAAATAGATGGTCAAAAATATAAAAAGTATGCAGGATCATCTACTCATAAAACTACAAATATAGAAGGTGTAGTTTCTTTAGTTCATGTAAAAGGTAAGTTTAAAGATATTCTTGAAACTTACTCTCAAGGAATAAGATCTGGATTATCTTATGCAGGAGCAGATAATTTAGAAACATTTAGAAGTAAAGCAAAATTTGTTAGAATAACAAATGAAGCTAAGCAAGAATCTGGAACTCACGATGTAAAGGTAATAGGATGACTAAATTTGAAAAATACTTATCTATAGTTTTGTCTAGCTTTTCTTTTTCTGTAATGTGTTTTTTAACCATTAAATTCTTTACAATGGGATTATTTGCTCTTGGAGCGATTGTTGGTTTAATTACGTTTGGATTGTCATTCTTTGTATTTTACGACTACAAAAAATTAAATGAGTAATTTGACATGAATTAAAAAATGTTTAACCTATATTTAAGGTTAAATGTACTTACTAAATGATTATGATTCTATTCTTGAGAAAATAGTAAATGAGGGTGAAATTATTCCAAATAGGACTGGAGTTGATTGTAAGGTTTTATTTGGAGTTCAAGCTAGGTATAATATTTCGGAATATTTTCCATTACCAACAAAAAGAAAATACTATTATAAATCAATTCTTGCAGAATTAATTTGGATGCTTTCTGGATCAACAAATGTAAATGATTTAGAAAAAATGAATTCCAAAATTTGGACAGCATGGCGAAATAAAGATTTTGAAGAAAAGAATAATTATTCCGATGGAGAATTTGGTCCTATTTATGGATATCAATTTCGATCATTTGGAGGAGATTATCCAAATAAGAATGGATTTGATCAAGTTAGTTATGTAATAAATGAATTATCTAAAAATAAACATTCAAGAAGAGCATTAATAAATCTTTGGGATTCTTCTGTAATGTCATCTGATAAAATCATTTTGCCATGTTGTCACTTTGCAAGTAATTTTATGATTAATTCAAAAAATGAATTAAATTGTATTTTACATCAAAGATCAGGAGATTGGATTCCTGGAATCCCAGCAAATATAATATTCTATTCTGCTCTTACTTATATGATTGCAAATCAATTAAATATAAAACCAGGAACATTAATTCATAATGTTGATAATGCTCATGTTTATGTAAATCAACTTGATGCAGCAAAAGAATATTTAAACAGACAAGTTAATTATTCTTGTCCAAAATTAAAATTAGAAAATAAAAATATATTTGACTATACTGTTGACGATTTTATAGTTGATGACTATAAGCATGATGCTTTTATTAAAGTTCCAGTTATGGTTTAATGTCAAAAATAACTATGCTAACAATCCAATCTGCAAAATCATCAATCTCAATTGACATCTTAAAAGACAAGATATATATTGAGGGAGAGGTTGAAGATATTGTAGAGCTTATTATAACCAACTTTATAAAAAGCAAACATGACTTTCAATCTTTTTATTTATTTGATATTGTAAGATCAAATAATGAAATTAAAATGCTTACATACAGCGATCAAGAAGAAGTTATAAGAATTTCTTCTTGTTTTAAAAAATACTTAAAAAACATAATATTCATCTAAGGAGAAAATATGTTATATGATTTAATTTTTCCAGAGTTTAAACCAATGACAACAGATGATGTTATTAATCATTTAGCAAAAGAACTTCTTAAATATGTTTCAAGCGTAAGTATTACATTGTCTAAAAAAGACAATTCTTTTGTTTACGAATGTTCATTTAATAATGAAAAAGTGTCTGGAGATGAAGTTCAAATAAAAGAATTTCTAATTAAAAGAATAAATGATTTTGAAAAGGAAGCTTTGGCTAAAAAATATGATAATAAAGTAGTTACAATTAATGGCGTTAAATATAGGCTAATAAAAGAATGATTAAAATAATAGCAGCAGTTAGTTCAAATGGAGTAATGGGATTTGATAATAAACTCCCTTTTGATTATAAATCTGATTTACAGCATTTTAAAAAAATGACTTTAAATTCAAGAATTATAATGGGAAGAAAGACATTTGAATCAATTGGACGACCATTACCCAAAAGAGAAAATGTAGTAATATCATCTAAATCTATAGATGGTATTACTACATTCAATAATTTAAAAGATTCTTTAATAGAAGATTGTTGGCTAATAGGAGGTAGATCTATTTATGAAGAAGGTATGAATTATGCACAAGAAATATATTTGACTATAACGTCAGACTATATTAAAGATAATAATTCTATTTATTTCCCATTTATTAACCCATTAAAGTTTAAAATAGATAATATAGATTCTGATACATTAAAAGAAGATAATTTAAAAATAGTTAAGTATTGTACTTTTTAAAATTAAATAAAGTAGCTGGATTTATTATTTTACCATCTTTCCATACTTGCAAATGCAAGTGTGCAGATGTATTTTTGGCATTGCCAGTATTACCTACTGTTCCTATTGCAGTATCATATCCAACAACATCGCCTACTTTAACATAGGTAGAATCTAAATGAGTGTAAAAGCTTCTATATCCATTAGCATGTTGGATATAAACAGCATTTCCGCCTTTTGATTCAAAGGCAACTCTAGTTACTTTACCTGGAGCTATTGGATACATATTTGTACCTTTAGGAGCTTGAATATCAATTCCTTGGTGACCATTTGGATGAGTTTCATTAACTACACCAAAGTCACCAATATTTTTATATTCTCCTTTAATTGGATTTTGAAAATAAGAATTCTCCAATTCTTGATTAAAATCATTTGATTGATTTAATTTAGGAATTGAAGAATTTCTTTTACTTAATTCTAATTTTATTTCTTGTATTATTTTATTTAGATCCATAAGATAATACTTAGTTTTTATACAAAACTACATTAACTCCTTTATCTAAAAAGAGATTGAGCATTTCTTTTGCAGAAGGTACTACCTCAAAAAGTTTTGCAGAAATATGAACAGAAGCTCCTTCGTATTTAGCTTGATTAACTATTTCATTAAAAGCAGTTTTTACAGCATTAGTATTTTCTTTACCAGATTCAAGTCCAACAAAAGTAACAACCCAAGCTGTGCTTTGAACTAACGTAGTTCTTGTATTTCCAAGTTTAAATTTACTAAGATCTGTTGCCCATAATTTTAGATCTGTTTTTACAGAATTCCATCTAGTAGAAATAAGTTTAGAAAGATCATTTTCAGTTTTAAAAGAATCTGGATTTTTATCGCAGACATTTAAAATAAAAGCAAGACCTGCATTTTCTGGCTGAAGAACATTTTCTTTATTTTCTTTTAGTTTACCTTTAAAATTCATATTTCCTTTATATAGTCAGTAAGTTGTTTTGAATTAATTTCAAAATCTATTATATTCTTTTTTGCAAAATTATTTTCATAATAAGTAACCAATCTTTTATTTTCTGCAAAGTAGAAAAAATCATAAATTGAATCTTCAATTCCTTTATAACAATAAACAAATTTGTTATTGTAGTAAGCATCAATAAAATAAGTATAAGAAAATTCAATTAAGCAATAATCTGAAGAAGCTAATGAATTAAAATATTCTGAAGAGTTTATATCAGAATAAGAATATCCAATATCTTTAGATAAACTTTTATTATTTTTTGATATGTGTATTTTTTTATTTTCTTTTTTATTACCTTTAAAAGTAAAAGGTCTACATGTAGTAAAAAGAGGTTTTTGTCTAAATTCAGTTCCTTCTTCTAATCCATCAGCTATTCCTGGAATTAAATTAACAACAGAATTGTTTAATAAATTTGTAATATAAAATTTATTAAATTGAAATATAATTGGCACAGTTATATAATTTTGATAAAAATTATCAATTGAATAGTTAATGCAAGGAATATTTAAATCAAACGCCAATATAGGAAGTCTATAATCGCCATCTGTAATTAATAGATCTGGATCATATTTTTTTATATATTCATATAAAAATTCAAATTCTTTATTATGAATAAAATTACCATTTTTAGAATAAAAATAATCTAAATTAATATCAGAATCAAAATAATTTGATATACCTTTTGAAAAAATTTTTATATCAATAGAAGGATCTTTTACTTTTAAAAATCTACTTAATTGAATATGAGAATGTATATTATTGGTTAGTACGTAAATTATTTTCATAAGTTTTTATAATCTTTTCAAATAAACTTGCAGTTGCTTTTGTATCAGCTTCTGCTGTATGAGCTTTTTCATTTTTTACACCATATTTCTTTAATAGAGAAGACAGTGAATAAGATTCTTTATATGATTTTGCAATCATGTCTAAGAAAAATTCAAGTTGAAATGAATCTAATGATCTTCTACCAAATGGAAATGTATCTAAAGAATCAAGTTTTTTCCAAAGAAACTTTAGCATGTTTTTATCAAAATCTACGTTATGTCCGCAAATAATTCTTTCTTCTGCTCCTAGATTATCTTCCATAATCCAGTTTTCAATATCAATAATAACATTTTTAGGATCAAGATAAGTTTCTTTTCCTATTTTAGTTTTATGAGTAATATCTTCTAATTTATGTCCATTTACTTTTAAAGATCCTAGATTTATTTTATCTTCATTTAAAGCTTTTAGTTTCCATGTTTTTTGTTCTTTTGTAGAGAATCTAATAATAGATATTTCAATAGGAGAATTATCAACATAATCTAGTCCTGTTGTTTCTGTGTCGCAAATATATAATTCATAATTCATAAAATTACTTCCTTTCTTTTAGTTTTAATATTAAATCATCTTTATTTTTATTTTGTTTATATTCTTTTAAGCAAAATAAAATACCTTCTGGTTTTCTTAAAAAGAATATTTCTTTTTCTGTTAATTCTGTAGAACAAATCTCTATTGTTTTTTTAGAATTTTCATAAAACTTCCATTTTTCTTCATTTGTTTTTTGAGAAAAATGTCTTTGTATTCTTACCATAGGTAATTTTTTATTATCTTCTTCATTATATAATTCATAGTCATATCGACTTGATACATATTTTCCAATACTTTCAGTTTCTTTAAATTCTCCAGACATTATACCTTAAATGTGTTTGCAAATGATATTCCAGTTAAAGCAGAGTATAATAAACCAGAATTTCCAGAACATTCACCAGCAACATATAACCCCTCTACATCTGTTTCAAAATTATTCTTTATATTTATTTTAGGTACACTTATTTTTAGTGTAGGGTAATATAAATATGCTTTTTCTGTAAAATCTGGTATTATATTATTTAAATTACTAAATAATGGAATAAGCCAATCAAATTCTTTTAATGGAGATATTTTAGCTTTATTATCCATAAATAAATGAATTTTTTCTTTTAATACTCTATCATTTGCAAGTAAAAATGATAGTTTTGCTATTCTATCTGCCTCATAAGTTGCATCTTTGCATTCTTTATTAATAATAATATCAAAGCTTACTTTTTCACTTTTCCATCTTTCTTCATTGGATCTATAAGAAGAAAGTGCAATATCTAAATGATCTTCTTGTATTGTTGTTCCATTCCAAGATAATTTTCCTATTTCTATATTATCTTTTGTTAATGTACAAACTGATTTGTTAAATTCTTTTAAAGAAGATTCTCCTAATTCTGCTCGTACCCCATATTTAACTATATTATTTTCTTTTATAATTCCAAAAAAATCAAAAATATCTTTTGTAAATCTCCAACCTGATCTACCTATAGATAATAATATTTTCTTTCCAATTATTTTATTGTAATTTGTTGTTACTAAAAATCCATTTGATGTATTTTCTACTGATGAAATTTCTTCATCAAAGAAATAAGTTAAATTATTATGATCTTCTATAAACTTATTCATTTCTTTTGATAAAACATGAACATTTTTAGGATAAGTTTGAAAATAATCATGATATTCAATAGAATAATTATTATCTTTTAAAGAACTTAAACATGTTTTAGATGGTTTTTTTGTTTTTATTTCTTTAAAATCAAATAATCTAGAAAATAAATTATTTAAATAATCAAAGCTAGTATTTATTTGATCTTTCGTAATAATAGATTCTAATTTATTTAAATCTGATAAATAAAATTTTCCATCACTTGTTGGAAGACAACCTAGCCAACCTTCCATCTGCCTTCTTCTTTTTAATGGAGGTCTGCCTAAATCAACAATTCCTACTTTTAAATTAGGATTATCTTTGCATACCTTATAAGCCGCAAAAGACCCAGCAACTCCTGTTCCCAAAACTAATAAATCAAATACTTTCATTAAAATCCTTTATTGTTTTTAACAAACCTTTATATAACTTTTTTATTGAAAAGATTGAATAAAATGAAAAAAATATATAATGACAAATTACCCTAATAATTTAGATACTACTATAACTCTTCCAATTGCTACTGATTTAAATTTACCATTATCAACAAATTCTGTAAAAGGAATTATAAAATTAACAAATGACCTAGGAGGAACTGCTGATCTTCCTACTGTAGTAGGTATTCAAAATAATCCAATAAATGATTCTACTCCAACAAATAATCAAGTTCTTACTTGGGTAGATATTGATGGTTATTGGGCTCCTAGAACATTAAATCCAGGAGGAGTTGCAGATGCTGATTCTATCACAAAAGGAGTTTTAAAACTAACTCAAGATTTAGGTGGCACAGCAGACCTTCCCAATGTAGTTGGACTACAAGGATATGCAATTTCTACAAATGCTCCAGAAGATGGTTATGCATTAGTTTGGAATTCTGGCACATCTGAATGGGAACCCGCTCCTGTAACAGCATCAATTGTTGATGCAGATTCTATTACAAAAGGCGCTGTTAAATTAACTCAAGATTTAGGAGGAACAGCAGATCTTCCTAATGTAGTTGGATTGCAAGGAAGATCTGTTTCTGCCACAGCACCTACAAATGGTCAGGCTTTAGCTTGGAATAATACTGGCTCGGTTTGGGAACCAACTACAATAACAACATCAGTTCCAGATGCAGATGGGTCTACTAAAGGAATTTTACAATTAACAAATGATTTAGGTGGTACTGCATCAAGTCCTACTGTAACTGGTTTACAAGGAAGAGACGTATCTTCTACTGCTCCAACAAATGGACAAGCTCTAGTTTGGAATAATTCTCTTTCAACTTGGGAACCTACTACAGTAACAACTTCTGTTCCAGATGCAGACGGATCTACTAAAGGCATTTTACAATTAACAAATGATTTAGGTGGAACTGCAACAAGTCCTATTGTAACTGGTTTGCAAGGATATGATATCAATGGAACTGCTCCAAATAATGCAGAAGCTTTAGTATGGGATGGAGTAAATAACTATTGGAAGCCAACAAGCGTAACATCTTTAATACCAGATGCTCAATCAAACATTAAAGGATTAATTGAGTTAGATACTGACTTAGGTGGTACTGCTTCATCACCAAATGTAGTTGGATTACAAGGATATGCTGTTGGAAACATAGCGCCATTAGACGAGCAAGCTTTGGTTTGGAATAATTTTAATGCACAATGGGAACCAAAAACAATAATATTTGATGCATCTACTTCTGTAAAAGGAATTGTTCAATTAACAAATGACTTAGGTGGAACTGCTACAAGTCCCACTGTAACTGGTTTACAAGGAAGGGATATATCATCTACTGCACCTACAAATGGTCAGGTTTTGGTTTGGAACAATTCTTTATCAATTTGGGAACCTGCTACAATAACAACTTCTGTTCCAGATGCAGATGGATCTACCAAAGGTATTTTACAATTAACAAATGATTTGGGCGGCACGGCAGCAAGTCCCATCGTTACTGGTTTGCAAGGATATGATGTTGCAAATACAGCCCCATCAAGTAATTATATACTTGCATGGAATACATCAAATAATAGATGGCAACCAACTGATATGTCATCTATACAATATTTAGAACCATTTCAGCAAATATCAGAAATGATAAATGATAGCGGTATTTCTGCAAATGGAGGTTTACCTTTTACAAACCAATCATTTACATTAACTGCTGGCTCTAAATACCTAGCTGCCGGTTTTTCAAAACCAATTATTGGTTTAAAGTTTTATTGGGGAGCACCTGCTGGTGGACCATTTACAATTAGAGGAAGATTATATGTAACTAGTACTTCATCAGCAGTCGCTGAAGGTACTGTAAGCGTAAATGCTCAAGGAATATATACAATTACATTTTCAACTCCATATACACTAACAGGAACTGATTTAAGAAATTATATATATGCTGCAATTTATAACTTAACAGATAGTACAAAATATACTTCTATTGTTACTACTAATCTAGGAGATCATCCAACAAATGGTAATTTAAATGCTCCAAATATTGGATTTTTATATGCTCCAGGATTATGTTATGTATGTCCAGTTTATGAAACTACTGAAATAAAACCAACAATAAATACAACTACAGAGATTTATCCAATAGATTTAATATACTCTGTTTAAATATGAGATAATCTTTGTACTTCTAAGATGCAATCCACTTTCCTATCATCAGATCCAGAAGAATCTAATTTAATAGATAATTCATTTGATATTATAGATACAGTAATTGACCAAGTTGTTGCAGTAACTAAATCTACATTAAAAACATCATCAATTGTAAGCGTACCAGAATCTTGGCTTATAATTACTTTATATTCAAAGTAAGCTCTTTGCTTTACTCCAGAAGTAGTTACTGCAAGTAATTTTATATTAACTAAACAAGACTCATCATCATTTATAGAAAATCTTGTACTTCCAGGTAAAAAAGCTTCCACTTCAGCTCCAGCAGAAGCTGATCCTGTTAATTTATATTTTTCTAAATATTCTAATTGACTCCAATTAGTTCCATCACTTATATAAATTCTTTCATTATTTGCACCATCATCTCTTAAATAAAGAGATCCAGATGATTCTACTGTAACTGGAGCACCTGTGCCAGCAGAAATAGTAACTCCACTTGTACCTATTACAAATGGATTATCTGTAGATGGAGATGGAGTTGATGGATTATTAATTCTATTTTCAAGAATATCTAATCTTGCTCTAACATTACCATATATTTTTTTAGGATTAACTCCTAGTTCTTTTTCTATAGCAAGAACTGCATCTCTAACAGCATTTATTGAATCAATAACATCAGCCATAAATTAATTTTTGAATAATAGTATCAACTGTCATAATTCTTTCTTGCATATTAGAAGTATTTATATGAATATAATTCAATCCTTCAAATTCAAATAAACATTTAATCATTGCATCAATAGTCAATACACCTTCCCAATTTAAATCTTCTCTAACTCCATCTTGAGCAAGTGTTTCTTTAGAAGGTCTAACAAAAAATAAAATAGAATCTTTTTCTTTTAATCTATTTATATAATCTTTGTATTCTTTTGATTCTTTAATTGTATTTAAAATTCTAGCATGATTTGCCGTATAAGCCAAACAATCTATAGATCTATCTGAAACAAAACTTTTATTTGATTCTAATATTTTATCTTCTTCTTTAATTTGTCTAAAGAATATTGTTTCTTGAAAATCATCTGCTAAATGAATATCAGTTCTAAGCGTTTTAAGATTTAACTCTCTTTCTGATAATACTGATCTTGCAACTTCTGTTAGTAATGGTAATTTATAAGTTTTAGAAATATATCTTGCTAATGTTGTTTTTCCAGATGAATGACTTCCAGCTAAATAAATTTTCATAATTATCCTTTAATTTCTTTAATAATTTTATCAAAATCTTCCATAGATATAATTGCAGAATTAACAATTAATTTCTTATCTATTACGGCAGAAACAGTAACAGATATTTTATCATTTGTTTTTTTAAATTCAACAAAACTACCATCTTTATATGCTATTTTCATGCTTCTCTTTATTTATAATTGCAACAATAGAATCATCATTTTTAATGATACAATCTTCTGAACATTCTTGAGCAAATTTTAATGCATCTTCTAAATAATAAAACTTGGTTTTTGTTGCTTTATTTTTTTCTTTAACTACATACATTTATTTACCTTCTGTTATTATTTCTACTTTGTCCTTATGTATATAAATAGTATGCTCAAAATGAGCGGAAAGATCTTTTGTATAAACAGTCCAACCATCTTTATCTGTATAAGTATCATTAGAAAAACCTAAACATAATAATGGTTCAATTGCTAATGTCATTCCTTCTTGGAATCTAATTCCATTATCTTGTTTATCTCTATTAGAGACAAATGGTTTTGCATGAGGTTCATTATTTGAAATAAAATGTCCTCCATATTTCTCTATTACTTGAAGATAATTATCTTTTGCAATTTTATATATTGTTTGACCTATAATGCCAAGTTTTTTTTCAATTGCTATTTTTGATATTGATTCATATAAAGCTTGTCTTGTTATTTTTACAAGATTTTCTGCTTTTTTATTTTCACCTATAATAATAGTTATAGCAGAATCGGCAATAGCTCCATCATAAGTTGCACCTAAATCAAAGCTAACAATATCTCCATCATTAAAGTTTATTTCTTTAGGAATTCCATGTACTAGCTGTTTGTTTATAGAAATACAAACAGCTTCAGGAAATCCATGATAGCCTTTAAATGTTGGAGTACATTTATTATCAAGTATAATTTCTTCTGCTATTTTTGAACATTGCAAAGCGTTATGTTTTGTTGCATTATTCTTTAAATAAGATAAGGCTTGAGAAACAACTTTTCCTGCTATTCTTTGTTTCTCAAGCCATTCTTTATTTTGAATAATACATAAGAGGTTATTAAAACTATCTTTTGTATTAACTTTCATTTTTTTCTAAAAACTTATCTAATATACTTTCATTTATTTGTTTATCCAAATCAGCTAAAACTTTTATTAGTTTAAAACTAACTTTTTTTTCTGTTCTTGGATTTTCTATTTGTAATAAAATATAATTTCTTATATTTATTAAATCAGATATTTCACTTATCTTGATCATTTAACTTTATATTTCCTTCTGCATCTATAATGTGATTTGTTGTCATTCCATGAGCTAGATATATATTTAATACTTTATTTCTATATTTAAGCTCAGAGCATTCTAGATTTACTCTTGCTACTTCTAACTGAAGTTCAGCAATTTTTTTCTCTAGAGTTGCAACATCAATTAGTGCTCTTTCTTTATCAGATATTTTTGAATCCATATTTTTCCTTTATAATAGTTCAGCAGCTTCGGTTGCTAATCTAGATCTTTCACCTTTCATTAAGGTAACATGACCAAATAACTTAGAACCTTTGAATGACTTTATAACTTTAGTTAATCCGTTATTCATGATGTTTAAATTTTTTGAGTCAATTTGATTAGCGTCACCAGTAAGGATAATCTTAGTACCAACACCTGCTCTTGTCAATAATGTTTTTATTTCATGTTCTGAGAAGTTTTGAGCTTCATCTACAATAATTAATGAATTTGGTATAGATCTTCCTCTGGCAAATGTAATCAAATCCATTTCTATTTTGCCTTTATGAATATACATATCTAAATCTTTTTTCCATGTTGGATTCTTTTTTGATGAATTAAATAAAACTTCAAATGAATCCATGATTGCAGCAAAATGTGGTTGTTTCTTTTCTTCTAGATCTCCTGGTAAAAATCCAATATCATTTCCAACAACTTCTACTGGTCTATAAATAATTAACTTATCATAAGCTTTTTGGTTTAAAACTGCTTCTAAGCCACATGCTAATACACATAAGCTTTTACCAGATCCAGCTACACCTAATGCTGTAACAAGCTCTACGCTTTTATCTAAACAAAGATCCATTAAACATAGCTGATCTTTGTTTTTAGGAGAAATGTCCCAAGGCTTATGACTACGAATTAGTTTTAATTTGCCATTTGGCATTTTTCTTGATAATCCATAATTCTTTTCTACATTGTCATTAAATATAATAAAAGAATTATTTTCTAAACCTAATGTATCTTCAACAAAGCCATCAGTTTGCAAAGTTACTCCAAGCTCATAATCATTTGAATAAGTCATATGATTATAAAGATCTAGAAATGATATTTTATTATTTGGAGATTCTGCAATCATTCCAAATGCTTTAGATTTTAGTCTTAAATTAATATCAGCAGTTACAATTGTAACTTCTTTATTAGATAGCTTTTGTATTTTAAAAGCACAACAAAGTATTTTGTTGTCTCCATAAGACATATCTTCTAGAAGATTTTCTTCAAAATCAAAATCTATTTTAATTTTAGAATTTGTTTTGATATCTACATTTAGTTCATCTGAACTATTAAAAACATCATCTAATAATCTTATTGCTGCTCTTGCATTTTTAGATACATCGCTTTGATATTTTTTTAATTTATCTAGCTCTTCTAAAACTACATAAGGTATTACGATTTGAGAATTATTAAATGAATAAACAATTGTAGGATCTTCAACTAAAGCCGATGTGTCAAGTACATAGATTCTATTCATTCATTTCCTTTTTAAAGACAAAAAGCTCCTAACAATTAGTTTGCTTTTATTGTTAGAAACTTTTTGTGTATAAGACATTTCACTTTCACTAATTAACCAATCTTATTAATTAAGGAATTATTTTATATATATGACCTTAAAGTAATTTGGTTTCATATTCTACAGTTACTTCTATGTACACTTGATTTTTTCTGTCAAGTTCTGAAAGATCTTTTTTTATCTTATAAAAAGGTTTTTTCATTCTTGCTATTTCTTGGTTTTCAAAAAAAACAATATAATCATCTTCATCTGCAATTTTTAAATTATTTTTTGATAGCAAGTTTTTTATTTTTATTTTATTTTCAACTGTATTTTCTTCAAACAAAGAATCAGTTTTAAACTCTAATACTTCCAGTATTGTTTTTAAGAATTTATTTTTTTCTTCTTGTTCAAACTCTTCTTTGTTTGAAGAAATATTTAACAAATATACTTGTTTCATTAATTACATTTTGAATAACCGCAAGATTTGCAAGTCAAACATCCTTCTTGATAAATCAAAGAATCTTCAGATCCACATGATGGACATTTCTTTTCAGAAGATGATTTTTCTCCATCTTTAATATAAGACTTTAAGACTCTTGCTATTACTTTAGAGAAAGATGTCATTTCTGCATACTTATCTTTTGTTAGTTGTTCTGCAATATAATGAACTGGAACTCCATGTCTTAGATTTAATGAAATCATTCTAGTAAATGCTTCATATGTTTTATTTTCAAATACATTTGCAATATCTTTAATAGTTAATTGATCTTCATCAGATCCAGAAACTAAATTATATATTCCATTTGTTTTTACTATTTTTCCTACTTTGTTTTTTGATGGAATGTCAACAAATTTTGCTAAACCTCCAAATACTTCATATGGTTTGCCATTTAATAGACCAACAAAAATTGTCCAAGATTCTCCATCTATTTTTACTTTTTTAATATCGCAATCTAATGATTGAGGTCTCTTTGGCGCCATAACTGGATTAATATCTGTTGGTCTTCCATCTTTTTCTTTCTTTGGTTCATTTGAAATAAGAACTCCGCTTCTAGAACCATCTCTGTAAATAGTAAATCCTTTACATCCAGCTTCCCACGCTTTCATATATACTTCAGATACTAGATCTTCTGTTACATTGTTTGGTAAATTACAATTATGAACTACAATTCCATTTGCAGTATATGAATGACCTTCTGGTACTGTAAAATCTCCAACTAATTCATTATTTAATATTTCTTTTTCTTTTAATTTTGAAAAAGTATCTTTTGAAGAATATGGTCCAATATCAATCTTGCACCATGATGCAAGCGCATAAATATCTTTATTATTTACTTTTGTTCCAGACTCTTTTAAATAAACTAAGAATTTGCTTGCAAAAGATTTATCTGTTCGTAATTCAATTGGTAATCTAATTTCTTGTTCTGCATACATTATATATTTTTCAAACATTTTACATCCTTTATTAAAAAATTTTCTATATCATCTGAAAAGATTTTATCTTCTGATAAAATCAAGAAGTTATTATAAATTTCTCGTGCAGCATTAAATTTGCAAATATTGATTTCTTTATTAATTAATTTTTTTGGTTTTATTTCTAAAACATTTTCTATTCCATTTAGATCTAAATAACTTACGTCTGGATAATAATATCTAAACCTTTTATTATAAAAAAACTTAATTCTTTTAGATTCAAAAACATCTAAAATAATTTTTTTACCAAGCAATTCATCCAATTTTTGGAATACTATTAGTTCCCATGAAGATCTATAAAATAATTTGCCATTTTTATTTTTAAAAAAATACCATCCTTTTTTAGATTTTTTGTATCCATTTTCTAAGCAATATAAACTATTTGTATTAAATCTATCAGAGATATACTCTGAATACATTAAATGTATTTTTTCATCTTGAATATTATCATTTTCTTTAATTAGATTTAAATTTTTTAAATGAGTTTTTTTCCATTTTATTTTATCATGATTAAAAAATTTTATTTCTTTTTTGTATTTTTTAATTAAATTATTTTTTTCATTTTCTTTAAAAGTATTCCATTTTTCATTTTCTATATTATAGTATAGACATACTGTTTTGATAGTAGCATTTTTATAAGATATTTTTACATTTTCAATTGTACCATGTTTTTTTAATCTTCCATTTTTTATTTTTTCAACATGATTTGTTTTTTTATAAAAAAATGAATTAAATTTAGATTTTAATTCTTCATATGTTAAAGTATTTAGATCATCATTATTTATAATATTGTTATTTAACAATTCTTTTTTTAAGAAATTTATTCTTGCTTTTTTGCCAGATTTTGAATAAAAATTATGAACGTCTCCATATTTTTGTTTTATTGTTTTATTTTTTTTATTTATACTTTTTTTTGTGGATTCTGATTGAAAGCAAGAAAACAAACGTTCCATTTCTAAAATATTATTTTCATCAAATTGCACATTTTTATTTTTTAAAAATGTTATTAAAAATTTTTTTCTAACAATTCCAGATTTACGTAAACAATCATAAGAACAAGTGTCATTTAAATGAGATGATCTTTTACTATTAAAAATAAACTCTTTATTACATATATTGCATAATTTTTTCATAGTATGATGCTCATTTAATGACACTTTTTATTTTATGATATTTTTAGCTTATCACCGGTATTAATATCTTCTATGTACTTCCATTTATATGTATTTTCTTTTTCATCAAAAACATAAAATTGTTCTTTAGTAGTTACTTTTAATGATAAACCATTTTCTAATGTAACTTTGACAATTTTCTTCTCTCCCATGTTATGAAAATGACTTGGACTTACATAATTACCATCATGGTTCTTTAAAAGAATATTTTTATTATTTTCCAATGAATCCATAGAATTCATTTTATCAATATTAAAAATTTCATCTAAATACATTAGCCCATTGTTTGTTTCAATTAATGAATCTTTTGTAACACAAGTTTTGCTTATGCTATGATCTATATATTTCTGAGCTATTGCTTGAATTTCTACTGACTTTAACCAATTAACATCATTTGATGTACCACCATAATAAGGAGATTTTGTTAAATCTTTTTCTCCTGTAATGTCCATCCATTCTTTTACCTTATGATGATAAACATCAAACTCTTGCCATCTATCTCCTAATGCATCTACGAAATCTACTCTTTCATTTTCCATAGATGGATTAATCTTCTTTCTTCTCTTATAAGATAGCAAATATGCTGGCTCTATTCCTGATGTTGTTTGAGTTAATGTAGAAACTGATCCTGTTGGCGCTGTTGTTAATAATGCTATGTTTCTTCTACCATAAGCATAATAAAGATCTTTTAGTTCTTTATCTTCTGATAGTAACAAAGAAATATATGGATTGTTTTCTTCAAGTTCTCTTTCAAATAATGGGAATGTTCCTCTTTCTTTAGCTAATATACAAGTAGACTTGTATGCATTTAGTGCTAGTGTTTTGTAGATTTCTCCAGTCATTTTAACAGATTCATCTGAACCATATACAATTCCTAACATCGCTAAACAATCACCCAATGCTGTAATTCCATTTCCTGTTCTTCTTCCATTTACGCAAGAATCCAAGAACTTTGTCCACATATTAATCTCAATTTGTTTTATTTCTTGTGGCTCTGGATCTTCTTCTAGTTTCCTAAGTATCTTATTTGTTTTCTCTATTTCTAGATCAATCAAATCATCCATTAACCTTTGTGCTTTTTGTACTACCTCTCCAAAGAGTTTAAAATCAAAATAAGCATCTTTTGTAAATGGATTTTTTACGAATGTACTTAAGTTTGTTACTAACAATCTACAACTATCTAGACCGAGAGGAATTTCACCGCATGGATTAGTTGATGTTGTTTTAAAATTTGGATTCTTTACAGCATAACAATCTGCTGGAGAGTTATTTACTATACTATCCCAGAATAATATTCCTGGCTCGGCTGATAACCAAGCACACTTAATTATTTGATCCCAAATTTCTTTTGCATTTACTTCTTTTGTTACTAATGCTTCTGATATTGGCTTGTCTGTTGGATAATGTAAGGTAAACTTTGAATTTGATTTTACAGCCCTCATAAAATCATCTGTAATTCTAACAGAAATATTCGCTCCTGTAACTTTTCTTAAATCTTTTTTGATATTAATAAAAGTTTCAATTTCTGGATGTCTAATGTCAATAGATAACATTAGTGCTCCACGTCTACCACTATTATGAACATAAAGACCATTTCCAAAGAATAAATGCTCAGATTCCAAAACTAAATCATATACATCTTCCTCTCCGCTTACTTCTTCTATTGAAGTAACTTTATCTAAAAACAAAAATGTATCTTTATCAGAACCTAATTCTTCTTTTAATCTACTAAGAGTAGAATAACTTAGCTTATTTTCATTACCTGCAATATAAAAATGTCTGCTTGCTATAGATCCAAAATCTTTTACTGTATAAATTGATTTTGAAAAATCTCTTCGCTTATTAACTAAAGCTAAATTCTTTATCTTAATACTTTCATTTAAATATTCTTTAAATATACTTTGATTTTTCTTACCATTAATTGATAAGGTATATAGATCACTCCATTTACCTTTTCTTTGCTGCCTATGAATTGTTGAAATAACTCCAAAGGCAGAAAGTACATTCTGCATTGTTTGTAGGAATTTTTCATTTATAGATGCAACTCTATAATATTTCTTTTTTACAGAGACATTTCCGTCTGCATCAAAGAATCCAGAAATAAATGAGAATAAAACTTCTTTCTTTGCAGAAAGTAAAGATTCTGGAAATACAATATCTTTTGATTTTTGCTTTAAAAGATTATTATGTTCTAGAAACTTAATAACTTCTTTTGAATGAATAACTACATCTGTAGAGTTATCGTTTTCTTTAGTTTTAATGGTTGGACTTGTATTAAATACAACTTGAATGTTATTAATTAGCTTATCTTTAATTTCTGACCATTCATTAGATGTACATACAGAAATAGAATCTTTATAAACACATCCATCTCCATACATTTGACCAAGAACATATGCTAATTCAATAGTTAGAGTAGTTGGTTGAGATATATCTTTCTTTCCAGAATAATCAATGGTTTTTAGATTAATTTCTGAACCTTCCCATCCATTGCCTATAATCTGAGAAACTTTAGATCCTACATGAATATCTTTTATTTGTTTTTCAGAATCAACGCAATGTAAAACATGATCTTTGCTAGCAAATAGTTCTTTACCATGTTTTGTTTTTACTTTTACTAAAGATTTTTTATTCTTTAGTACTTTAAGTACATTTACCCATTTCTTAGCTGTCCAAACCTTGTCATTTGGATTTACTTGAGAAATTGGTTTTAGTCCATTTAATGTAAGAACTAATGTATCTCCACGTAGACATTGAGCTACTTCTCTTGTAGTATTAGAGAATCTTTCCATAAAGATTCCAATACCATCGGTTGTTTTAGCTGCGTTATTTGTTACCATACCTTTTGGTCGAATGGTAGAAATATCAACACCTACTCCACATCTACGTTTCATTAGCTGAGCAAGCTCTTGATCAGTAGTTAGAATTCCACCATAAGAATCATAGGGAGGATTTACTACAAAACAATTTCCTAGTGATTGAACATAAATATTGTTTCCAATACCAAACATTGGACTACCTTGTGGAACAATATATTTAAACTTATCTAGTAGATTGAAGATTTCATCTTCGCTCATTCCATTTTCGTATTTAGCTTCTATTCTAGCAAATTCTTTTGCCATTCTTTTATGCATATCTCTTGGAGTTAATTCTAGATATTCTCCATTTTTATTTTGAAGCGCATATTTATCCACGAATACTTTTGCTGCTAATTCATCATTGTTAAAATATTTTAAAGACTCGCTATATACTTGATCGTACTTATACATTATTCCTCATTTGTAAAAAATAAAGAATCTATTTTTTAGATAGATTCTTTACGTGGTTAATTTATATTTCACTATTACTGACTAATTTCTTTTAGTTTTTTTAATGCACAATTTAATTTATAATTAATTTTAGACTTATCTATTCCTGATTTTTTACTATATTCTTCAAATGATAATTTGTCTTTATTTATACCATAAAGGTTTTCTATAATATCTTTGTCTTCTTTTGATAATTCATTTATTTTTTCATTCAACCATTTATAATTTATTTTTTTAATAAATTTATATTCTGGTGAATTGTTAGCATCTTCTAGGTTTAAAGGAATTTGATCTATTTTGGGAGGTGTTTTTTTAGCTACTGCAATTGGGATTCTTACTGTTGAATAAGCATTTGCTGATCTATAAATTCTTGTATCTATATATTTATGCAGCCACCAAAAAATAGATCCTTTTGAAGAATCAAAGTTTTTTAAACCCATTACCAAAGCTTCATATGCATCTTGATTTAAATCTTCATAATTTGAAAATTTCTTATATTGAGAAGTTTTTGATAAGACCATATACTTGAATTTATCAACCATTAATTTTTCATGGGAATTTAAAATTATTTTATCTTTTAAAGATTTAGTTTCATTGTATTTGTTTTTTAATTCAATTAATTTAGATAATAAATCGTTTGCTTCTTTTTCAGATATAGACATAATACCTTAACTGTAATTTGAAGACGCCCAACCGCCTCCTTTTAGTATAAATCCGGTACCCTTACTAATCAAGCGCCTCACGGCAGTTTCTAAATTATTTTTTTTACATTCTGGACAAAATTCAATTGTCTCAGAAATTTTATGTTCAATTTCCATTACTCCATGAATAGAACATTCATACTCATAAATCATGACTTCCTCCTAAACATTTTTCCAAAATCTCTACGTATTTGTTCTTTTTGAACAGTATTAGATTGATATTTAGATTCTCCTACAAGATTTGCTAAGTAATTTTCATTTCTTTCAGATTCTCTCTTAATCTTGTTTACTTCTTCTTTCATTTTTTCTTTAAACTCATCTGGATTTAGTTCCATTCTAGCTCCACCTTCACAATTAATTAATCTACGTACTGCTTCTGCATTACAAGCAGGACAGAACTTTGGTGGATTATCTTTAATTGAATATTCAGCTTCCCATTCATGATTACATGCATCACATTTATGTAAATACGTTATCATTTTCTCCTATTAAAATCCTTGTAAATCTTCCATATATTCTGACAAATCATTTGCATCAATAAAGCTTTCTTCAAACTCAAGCTTATTATCTAATAATGTACCGCAAGATAAATTCTTTAATAAAGAACCTTTTCCTAATTGACCTTCTCGATTCTTTATAATAAAATACTCCATATCCGTATATTGAGATTCATTTTGTCTTGTATGTATTTGTACAGCTATATTTGCATTGGTTACAATCAAACTAGATCTACCAATTCTATGCATACCGATTTTTTCTTCTGTATCTTTTGTTGGTTTTACTCTATTAAGCTGAACTGCACTTAATACAATTAATTTATGAACTCGACCAAACTCATGAACTCCTTCGGATATCTTTCCTAGTTTTAACCAATCATCCATTCCTTTATCATTCTCATAATCCATTAGACCTAAATAGTCAATAGATACTACTCTTGGTAAGAAAGAAGATTTAGTTTCTTCATATATTGATTCTATAACCTCAACTGTAACTCCTCTAGGAGCATCTACAATTTCAAACTGATATGGATATCTTTTTATAAAGTCTAATGCTTTTTTTACTCTTAATTGCTCTTCTTTATTTAAAGAAGCATTCTTTAGTTTCTTTGTTTCTACATTAGCCAATCTTGCAAGAACTCGATGAAAACAAGGTTCCAATGGCATTTCTAATGAAAAGTATAAAACATTAGAACCTTCTGTAAAATCAACAGAATCTATTGTATTATTCTGTAACCACATCTGTATTGACATGTTCATCAATAACATTGACTTACCAGAATTTGATTCTCCACATATTAATACAAATTCTCCATCTTGAAGTCCATTTGTATATTCATCAAATGCAGAATAACCTGTTTTCACACTATCATTTAATTCTTTACCATTCTTTCTTGCTTCTAGTTTTGCATTATATTTTTCTGTAAAAGTAGAAATAGAATCTTTTAATGATTTCTTTTCAAATGCTTTTTTTCTATTTAAACTATTTACTTCATTAACTACTGATTTTATCTTTGGTAAAGAACTTAGTGCATCTGTAGAATTTAATAGTTCTTCTTTTAATGCTTCTAATTTATTAGAAGCATATCTTTGTTTTATCTTTTCAAGATCATGCTTAAATTCTTTTTCATTGTATTGAATTGTTTCTAATTTGTTCCAAGTCTTTTCTATTGTTTCAACTAACTTTTCATTTTTTATTCTTTCTTTTAATACTCTTAATGTAGGAACATCTTTGTTAGCAGAAATATATTTTAAAACAGTACTTGCAAAGGAGAAGTATTCTGTTTCAAAAAAGTTTACATTACATTCATACAAAAAATCTTGAGCTAAGTTCTTATTAGAACATATTGCTTTTAAAATATTTAAATCTAAATTCATTTACCTCTAAAGTCCTGACCTAATACTGGAATTGATTCTACATATCCAGAAAATAAAGAAGATAAACTGCTTTTTAATTGACCAGAAAATGCATTTAATACATTTGGACTATTTGTAGCCATTAATGTTGGTATTTTGTTTTGAGATCTTGTTCTAAAGATGTTTTCTAATGTTCTTGCATATAAATCACTTGCACTTTCTGATCCTATAAATCTTCCATCAAATTCATCTATTACAAGAAAATCTACTGTCGTAAGCTCTTTTCTAATTATAAACTTTTCATCAATATTTGAATTAAATACACTTACAATATCACTCAATGTAGTGTATAAACATGTGTAATCTTTTACACATGCAGCTTTCAATATATTGCATAAAACAGTACTTTTACCTACACCATGAGATCCGCATAAACAAATAGATTTTCCTTTTGTATAAGATTCTTTTAAATCAGCAACATATTCATCATGTTTTTTAAGTAAGTTTTTTTCTCCTTTAAAATCTTTCATCCAAAGATCCCAATATTCTACAGGAATGTTTGAATTATAAAATCTATTAATGGAAATAATCTTGATTGATTTTATTTTTTCACTAATATCATTCTGATTTTTTATTTCTTGTATTTTTAATTCTAATTTTTTTATTGGAATATTGTTTAGGGATTTTGAGTGCTGAAATGTTTGGAGTTCCATATGCATTCTCTTTTTCTAAAATAACATCATCTTCAACTGTAGAAAACTCATCTTCATTTTTTTCAAAAGTAGAAAATAAATCTTTAATTTTCTTTTTTTCTATTTTTATTTCTTTTATTTTTTCATTTGCAACTTTTGTTGCATGTTCATGAATTAAATCTTCGTTTACTTTTTTAGTAACTTTTATAAAAAGTATTTTTGATAAATTTATATTTTCATAAACACAATCTTGATTTTCAATTATTAAAGGATTGATACTTATAACCTTTCCTTCAATTGAACTTGATTCAAATGTTATTTTTATATTGTCATTTAAATTCATACAACCCTTGAAATAAATGATAAATCAATTCCTAGATTTTTAATTGATTTTGATTGTTCATTATCTGACTGCATAATAAATGCTAGATCTCCATATGTCAAAATAGATTCATTTATGTCTTTTATTTTTTCAATCAATTCTTTTGGCAATGACATAGATCTATCTATCGTTGCAAAAATTTGATTTGAATAATATTTTGATTTAAATTCTCTTATATTATCTTCTTTTGTAAGAAAACTAATAGATGTAAACTTTCTTTTTAATTTTGTTGTTTTTGTAGCAAATAACCAATCTATATAAGTTTTTAGAACTTCTGGATCACTTGAAAGATTAATATATAATTTGTTAATATTAAACATTTCAAATGATTTTGATGGTTGAGGCGCATTGAACTTAAATTCATAATCACATGAATATTTTTCTTTATACTTTTTACAAAAATATCCAAGAATTCCAGTCTTAGACCAAAACTTATGTTCTACAGTTTCGATTTCTTTAAATTTTTCAAATAGTTTTTCATAATGAATATTTGGTGCTTCCATAATAAAAAAAGGGAGCTAAACTCCCTATCCTCCTTAATTTCCTAATATTTTAAATCCTGGTTCTTGTATATAAGTTTCATATCTTATTTTTGAATGATTATCCAAAAATCTAACATTATCCATAAAGTCTACAATTGCTGCTTTTGTTTTATCTTTGTAAGCTCTAATAACTCGACCTATTCTTTGCAATGTTCTTACTTTAGATTTTCCTCCTCCACATAAAACTAATGCAGATAATTTTGGCAAATCCATTCCAATGTCAAATATTGTACTAGCAATTATACAATCTATTTCTCCATCATTTAATTTTTGCTTTATTATATTTCTTTTTTCCAAAGAATCATTTCCATACAAAAGCTCGCAATTAATTCCTTCATTTATAAATTCATTGTATAACTTTTTACCATGCTCTATGGTTTTAAATAAAACTAATGGTTTATATTTCTTTTCTATAAGATATTTTGTATTCCTAACTATTAATGCGTTTCTTATGTCATTATTTACAATATATTCTTTATATACTTCTTGAAATGTTCTTGCATGAATTGTTTGATGCGGAACATTTACAAATTTAATAACTGGTTGAGCTAATACTTTCTTTTCTATTAATTCAGATGCAGATACATTGCATATTATTTTACCAAGCATAGCTTCTGTTAATAAATCACTTCCATCATCTCTAAATGGCGTTCCTGATAATCCATAAATTCTCTCTGGATCTATATATTTATAGATTTGTTGTAACGTATCGCAAGTACATGCATGACACTCATCTATAATATGAACCTTAGCTTCTTTTAAACATTGTAGGATTTTAAATTTATCTTTTATAGATGGTGGTAATTCTTTTATAGATTCATCATCCATTACAAGAGATTCTTTCTTTACTTCTAATGCTGAACCTAATGTCCACACAGATGCTATTGTTATTCTTTTTGGATTACAAATTCCATTTCCTATCCAACCTATTTCTTCTTTAAATAACTTTGAATATAGATCATGAAATTGTTGCAATAAATCTAATCCTATTACATAAATAATTGTAGGTTTATTAAATTCTTTTACAATTTGAGCAGATACAAATGTATTATGATTTATAAAACCATTTGAAACAAAGCTATGTGTTTCTGGTATACAGAAATCGTAATTATCAGAAATTACTTTTTCTATTTTAGAAACTTTTAAGAAAATTTTATCTTTTATAGTAGATTTAATTTCATTTACTTTTTCACCCTCTTCGCAATTATCTAAATATTTTTCTAAATTTGCTTTAGATGGGTTTCTATAACTACCCCAAGATTTAATTGTTTTTGTGTTTTCAAATCCAGGTTTTAGTTTTGTACTTTTAATATTTTTTCTTTGGAATGGAACACAATTAACATTTAAATTAAAATTTTTATTTGTAAAATTTACTTTTTTAATTTTATGACCATTTGGATCTAAACCAATTTCATTCATAAACTTTGGAATAAATTCATTATATATTGTTAATATAAAACAATCATTTCTGCTTGTTTTTTTCATTCTTTTTGAGGCTACAATTCCAAAGTTTAATAAAATTGTTTGAATTTGATCTATTAATTTTTCATTAGATAGTCCTAGACATATAGATCTTGACTCTACCCATCCATCTGTTTCATAAATTCCTCTTATAAACATAGCAAGAGGTTCTTTCTTTAACATTCTTATATTCTTTGGAATTTCTTTATTTATAGATTTGCAGTATTTAAATCCATAATCATATAATTCTTTTCTATAGGATGTAGAATATATATTTAAAGATTTTGCCTTTGATTTTGTATTATATAATTTGTATTTTATATTTAATTTATTTAAATAATTAACTCCAAAATCTAAAATATGTTTATCCATATTTGTTAGAGTAACAACTCCTTTAGTAGTTAGACCTCCATCTCCTATTAATAAACCATACCAATAAGCAGTATCTAAATCTAGATCATTAGATCCAAACATTTGTGTATTATATGATATTGCAACATAATCTTTTTCTGAAATTTCAGAAAGTTTTTTCCAAGCTAATTTACCATCAGTATTAATTATTTTAATTCTATGATTTGGAGTTCCAGTTATTGAATAACCATATTTTGTAGTAATCTTAATAGACTCAGATACTCCATCATAATAAAAATGTGATGAAGTATCTTTATTATTATTTGTTAAAGGAGTTGCAAGCTTAAGATTAAGCTCTGTACTTTCTTTTTCTTTTACATTTAAATTATAAATTTCTTTTAATTCTTCAAAAGAAAGAATTCCTTTTTCTGTAATATTAAGAGAATCTTTGGAAATACACTTACCGCTTCCTGTAGCCGCACGTACAATTCCTATTGTATTTTCTTTGCAAGCTTCAACTATTCTTTGTTGATAATCTCTTGCAGAAAATCCAATATCATTTAAAATGAGTTCTGGTTCTATTTTTGGTTTTTTTCTTTTATCTTCTATTTCATAAGCAATAGAATTTTCATCTAAGTATTTTTTTACTTTATCTAATAATCCAATACCAAATTCATTTTTTTTATTTAAAAGGCGTACAATTCCATCCCAACCATTTTTGTATGCTTGTGTATATTCTACGCCTTGTTTTTTATAAGATAATAGTTTTGATATTTTTAATATTATGGATTTATCTTCTGTTATTAATTTAGCAACTTTGCTATTTTTTATTAATATTTTTAAATCACTCATCTACTATATTATAGTAGATAATATCAAAAAGTCAATAAAACAAAATAATATTTTGGAATTTTTCTTTTTGTATAATATTACCTTCGCCTAATTTATCATAATAATATTTTATTTGTTCTATTGTTCCTGTTAATATAAAATTTTCTACATCTATTAAATCTTGTTTGTCTTTGTTTTTTAAAATAAGATTTGCAGCAATATAATGTGCCAAATCATATTGCTTAAGCTTTATGATAGAATTTTTTATATAAATAGAAGAACAAAATTTATTCATTTAGTCTTTAGGTTTTGGTTTATCTAACAGATTATATCCAATACCTTCGACTTCAGAAACAAGAAGTTCAAACACATGAGCTTCATTTGCAGACATACTTCTTGTTAGTTCTAATACATGCTTTCCACATTTTGTTAATACACCAGATTTAGTAACTCCGCTTTTCATAAATACATTTACATCTTTATTTAATAGACTATCAAAATTCATTATTTTCTCCTATCAATTACATTACCTACTAATTTACCAAATGCAGAGTTTTTCTGTGCTATTTGGTTTTTAATTTTCTGAGCAGCAGAAACATTCTCTTCTTTTCCAATATCAAAAGAAAGATTTAATGATCGCTTTTCTTCTTTCTCTTTTACTTTTTGCATTTGTAGATTTACTTCTTTCTTTAAAGAATTTAATCTTGATTCTGGAAGGCTTAGTCCAGAAAAGAAAGAATAAACTTTTACTACATCTTCTTTTGATTCTGTTGTATATATTCCTTTAAAGATTCCAGTAGGATTTGAACATTGTTCATTAATCATTGCCATAGCATAATTTACGCTAGATGAAGGAATTTTATCCATTACGGATTTATTTCCTGCAATAATAACTCCAACATATTTTGCATCTTTAATATCAAAACCTTCTGCTAACATATTTGTTGTAAGATTAGAGATAACAGCTTCTGCAATTGCAGTTGGCTGCTCATAATCTTTTACAGAAAATTCTCCATAGATAGATAGACCTTCTCCATCGGTTAAGATCCTTGCCCATTCTGTAGGATCAAGAGGTTTAACGCTAGAAGGCATACTGGATAGAGTATTAAATACATCTACTGTATTTGCAATAGTTTTATTTGCTTCTGTAAAGAAATTTAATTGACTTACATCACTTAGTAAAACTTCTATCTTTGCATTATCTACAACAATAAGATTAGAAATCTTTTTATTTTGAAGAAGTTTTGTTAACTTTGATATTGTTTCCAATGAATTAGATTTTGTTTGAACATCATCTGATTCCATAGGAAGAACAGTCATTACAATTAATGGCTTTTCTTGTTCTAGTAAACAATCAACAAGAGTTAATGCTGATCCAGCTCCAGAACCTCCTCCTAAGCTAAAACAAAGAATATTTATTTGAGAACTATCTAGTTTTGATAATAGAACTTTTATATTTTCTTTGTTTACTTCTGCTGCTTCTGATCCTATTGATAAATCTTTTGCTGCTCCACCTAAACCATAATTTAAAAGAAGTTTATTATCTTCTGGCAAATCAATAAATTTAAGATCTTGAGGAGCAGTATTCATGCAAACTGCATTGTATCCAAGCTTGTAAAAAGATTCTACTATTTTTGATCCTGCTTGACCTGATCCAACAAATCCTAATTTAATAGACTTTTCTTTCTTTGTTTTATCAAGTTTAGATTTAAGCATATTTAGTTTTTCAATATCTATTGCGGAATCTAAATCATTTAATATAGTTTCTTTTGGTTTTTCTTCTACTGAATTCTTAATCATTTAAACCACCATTTGTTATTTAAATACCATTGAGCGAATGACGTAAGACCTGAACTTAAATTAAATTCAGGTTGCCAACCAATACTTTTTAGTTTTGAATTATCAAGAATAATTTTATTTGTATTGTTGGACTGCACAACCAAGTCTTTTACTTCTAATATTTTTTCCAATTCAGTCAATACATCATGAAAAGAATGAGCATCTCCAGATAAATTAAATACTTCATTTGTTAGATTAGAGTCTATAATTTGAACTATTCCGTTTACCGCATCAGCTACGTATCCATAATTTGAGATTTTATTTTCTGTTTGAAAATATTTTTGATTAGAAGTGAAACATTGAAAAGCTTTTAGCAATTCTGAGTTTTTGCTCTGCCTTGGTCCAAAATAATTAGATACTCTAATTATGTTATAGTTTATTTTATTTATTTTACAATAATCTTTTACTAAATTTTCACACAAAAGTTTAGATATTCCTTCTGATGAACTTGGATTTAAAGTTGAATTCTCATTTAAGAATGAATTTGATTGTCCATAAACTTCATCAGAAGAAATATAAATAAACTTTTTATTTTTAGATCTTTCTAGTAATTTTGTTGTTATTTCTAAATTTTTAGAAAGATTAGAATCAAATGCTCCATGAATGATAATATCAGGATTATCTGATAAAAATATAATATTTAGCAAATGATCATCAGAGCAATTACCAATATAAAAAGAATGATTTTTGTTTTGATAAACATTGCTTAATATATTGTTTGAAATAGAATCAATACTAGATATATTGTAATCTAATTTTTGAAAAATAGACTTTCTTATAAAATTAGAAAATAAGAAGCCACAAGATCCAGTAATAAATATTTTTTTCATTTGTTTAAATATAAATTGTATTTTGAATTTGTCATATACTTTATTTTATCAGTATGATAAGTTTTTCCCCATTTGTTTAATAAATTATAAACATTATGATTCATAAACATTTTATTTACAGGATTCTTTTTTAAAGAAGCACTTTCTTCATGAAATATTTTTGTAGATCCACAATAAATAACTTTTTTATTTTGTTTATATTTTACACTTAAGCAAGCATCTACATCATCAAATGCCCAAATGAAAGATTCATCCATACCTTTATTTCCAGATTTATTTGTATGGATATTTTCATAACATTCTTTTCTTATCATAAGAACTGCTCCTGTAACAACTTGAAATTCTCTATCATAAGAAAAATCTTTTGAATCTTTTTGCCTTAAACCAAAATGAATAGGCATTCGCAATTGTTCATTAAATACAACTCCTCCATGTTGAATTAAATCAGTATCTTTAAATAATAATTTACATCCAACAATTCCTACATCTTTATTTTTAAAATAAGACATCATTTTTATTAGATCATCTTTTTGTTTAAAAACAATATCATTATTTAAAAGCAAAATTAAATCTCCATCTTTTGGTTTGGAGATATTAAATAAATAATTCATTCCTTGAGAGAAATTATCATTATTATGAGGATACTTTATTAAGTTAATATTTTTATCATTCCAAGATTCTATTAATTCAATAGATCCATCTGTAGAATTATTATCTTTTATATGCCAAAGATAATCAAAGTTTTTATTTAATTCATTAAATGAATGATAAAGTTCATTCATTTTATCTTTGCCATTCCAATTTAAAGTAAATATATGTATCATGTTAAAAAGATAATCCAAAGTTAATTCCAAAATCTATATTTTTATTAAAATAGATCCCAGTGCCCAATCCAATATAACTATTTTGGAAATATTTGCTAATAGTTTTTAAATTAAAAAATACAGGTACAATAACTACTTTATAATCTTGAAAGTTTGTTCCTATTCCAAAATTTAATAAAGCATAAGTTGGATTATTTCTAAATTGACCATATTGTATAAAATTTGCATAAACATTTAAAGAATTATTAAATCCATTTGTTCCATAATTGGTAGAAGCTGCTAAAAATAGTTTTGGATAAAAATGAAATTTACTTTCTGGTAAAGATTGAATTGTTTCTGATTTATCCAATAGAATTTCATAATCTTTATTATTTGAATTAATTGTAAATTTATTATAAACTATTGTATTATTATCTTTATCTTTTGCAATTACATTTGTTATTTTATAATCTCTTTTATAAACTTCATATTCCCAAGGATTATTTCTCCAATAAGAAAATCCAACTTTTGAAGTTGGAATTGTTTGATTTATAAATTGCTCTCCAATTGTAATATATTGAGTTTCTTTTTTTAATTCTTCTGGCTTAACTTCTACTTTATCATTTGGTTTAGGAATTGAAACTTGAGTTGGAATATTTGTTTGATTTTGATAATAAGAAACAACTTGAACTTTATTTAAAGATTCAACTTTCCCATCAAGAGATTTTAAATCTTTTTCAATTTTAGATAAATCTACTTTTGATTCTTTTATTAATTTATCTAGATCTTCTTTGGATACGCTAGAGCTTGAAGATCTTAATATATTATCTCCAATTTGTTTTTGTTTTATTTCTAGATTTTGTATATAACTTAATTGTTTTTTATTTTCATTGCATGATTGAATTGAAAAGATAGCAAACAATAAAATTAAAAATACATTAATTGCTAAAATAATATTTATTTTTTTATCATTCATAAAACCTCTTGCAATGGAGAAATAAAAGAGCAAGTTTTATCTGGATGTCTTAAAGAATATAAAACTTTGTTTCCTTCTATATCTTTTTCTTTAAAGAATATTTGAAGCTTATCAGAAAAATTACCTTTTATTTTTTTACCATCAAATTCTTGATCATAACATCCATTGTTTTTGTAAGATTCTATAGATAATTCTCTTGCAGCATCGCAAATCTTTTTAAAATTAGCTCTTGAAATATCTCTACCAATAGACTGAGGATGAATTCTTGCTTTAAAGAATAGCTCAGATTTTAAATAAGGTCCAACCGAACAAAATCCATCTCTTCCTTGAATTAATCTACCTATTGGAGCAACTTTCTTTATATGTTTATATAATGTTTCAAATTTCTCTTCATAATCTTCTGTAATTGAATCCCAAACCATTAAATTCATTTCTCTTTGGAATTCTTCTTTATTTAAAACTAAAACAACTCCATAGTGCAAAGAATCAAGAAAGTATAATGTATCGTCCTCAGAAATTATTTTTAAACAATTATTTGTTTCAATTTTAGATTCTTTTGTATCAAAGAATCCAGAATTTCTTTGTTCAAATAATATATATTTATCTTTTGATATTTGAATATATGTTTTTTTACCTTTTGATCCAACATCAATAAAATGCATTTCATCGGGAAGATTATCAAATCCATTTCTGTATCTTGATCTTGGATATGTATATATATATTTTATTCTTTTGCCAAGAAATTTCTCTTTAATTAAATTTGCAATTACTTTTACTTCTGGTCCTTCTGATGGAAATAATTGATCCATTTATCCTCAAATTTCTGTTTAGATTCTAAATATAATTTATATGTATTTAATTGTTTTGATGTTTGTTTTCCAAAATGAAATACAGGAACATCTTGAATAATAAAATTAATATTCTTTTCTTTTATTCTAAATCCAAGATCTGTATCTTCAAAATATGCAAAGAATCTTTCATCAAAGAAAGTTTTTTCTTTAATTGATTCCCAATTTTTTCTAGAACTGCAAATGCACCAGCCGGACATGTAGATGTAAGGATAGCTTTCTATTTTAGAACTTTCCTTGATAAAGTTAAACTTTGAATCTAGGTATCCTACGGTCGGTCCAACGAATCCTTTGTCAGCGAATTCTATAAGTTTATCTGTCCAATTTTCCTTGTTTGCATTTACTCTGATATCATTGTTCAGCGTAATTAAAATATCAGAATTTGAATTCTCAAATCCTATATTTACAGCTTTTCCAAATCCATAGTTATTATCTAGCTTAATATATTTTACATTAAATTCTTTTACAATAGATTCAGTATTGTCTGAACTATTATTGTCTACAACAATAATTTCATGATCTTTTAAATGAGATAAATCTTGCAAACAAGATTTTGTAAAATGTGATTTGTTAAATACAGGAATTGTAATACTTGCTTTCATTTAATTAAACTTTCTATATCTTTAAATATTTTTGACCAAGAATATCTTTCTATTATTGGATTAAAATCTATTTTTGACAAAATAGAATTATAATTACTATAAGCATTTCTTAATTTTTCTACAGCATCATTTACATCGGGTTCAAATACATATGTATTTTGTTTTTGTTGCCAATATAACATTTTTGGATTTGCTCGAATCATTTTTCCATTGATTAATAATGAATTTGAATCATTACAAAAATCTAATTGACCACCATAATTAGAACATATTAATAATTTTTTACTTACTAATGTCTCTAATGCTGGCATTAAAAATGATTCTGCATTTGACATACTAAAAATTACATGACAAGATCTATAAAAATCAGAAATATCTTCTATAAATTTATCAATTACTATGATTTCTGCATGATTTTTATATTTTATTTTAAAGTCTTTTAATAATTGATTAAAGTTTACTTCAAATGGCTGATTTGTAATTTTTGTACTAACTTTAAATACTAAACATACATCATCTTTATTTGTAAATGCTTTTCCCCATGATTCTAATATTCCTGGTATATTTTTTCTTAAATGAGGTTGAGCTATATTTGCTCCAAATATAAACTTATTTGAAATATTTAATTTTTCTTTTCTATTTATAAAAGATTCTGAATATCCATGAGGAATTACAGTAATTTTATTTTCAGGAATATTGGAATCAATAAAAACTTCTTTTGCATTATTTGATGGAGCAAGAATCTTATCTACAAATAAATGATTCTTTGCAAATCCTTCTGGCAAGGCATTCTTTCCAGCAAACTCATAACACCAAATTCCAAATCTATTTCTAGATCCTCTAGAAAAGTAATTTGGGAAATTAGACATTGCTGTATAACTTAATTGTACATCATAATTTTTTAATAACTTACTTGTGCATTCAATGTATTCATGTTTTGTCATTTTTGAACTTGAAAAATAACCTTTTAGATTTTCTTTCAAATCTTCTGGAAAATGATCAATTCCATTTGTAGAAAATAAATCAATATCATAATTATTATTTTTAAATTCTCTTGATAATGATTGAGCTACAATGCTCCATGAATGTAAAGATCCTAAAAAACCTTGCCATAAAACTTTCATGGCATTATTTATATCATATAAATAAATTTTCTGTCAAAGCTTCATCAATTAATGTTGGCTCATTATTAAATCCAGATTTCTTTAAAAATACACTTATTTGTACTTTTGTTGATAATGTTGGTAATGTTGGATCTTTTAATATATTTGTAAAATTTAATCTCAATAAACCCGTTAGTTGATCTATATATACTCCCATTTTAGGATCAACAATGATTCCACTATATCCATCTGTATATCCATCTAATAATGGACTAAATGATTGCATTGATATATCAAATCTAACTTGATTATTTAATAGCGCATTTGATTGTACATATGTACAATCTCCAAACTTCATTGCTTTAAATCCTGATATTGTTTTTCCATTAGCATATTCATAAACAAAGTTACTAAATAAATTAATTGTCTTTTCTGTACCAAAGAAATTATCTGGGACTTCTAATACAATTGTTCCAACTTCAAAGTCAACTTTAAAATGATTTTTGTTTTTATCTAATATTTGATTACCAACAATTAAGTTTCCTGGAACATAATAATTTACTACTCCAGGATCAAAAGATAAACCTAATGGATAGGTTAATACTTCTGGACAATTATCTGTACATGATACATCAGAATATCCTGATGTCTCTATAATTGAGTTTGGTACATATACTAGTTTTGAATTTACTGCAATAAAATAATCTTTCCAATGCAATCTTGGATCTGCAAAACTTGATACAGGATTTGCTGAAAAATCTCTATCTTGTAAAGAAACATTATCTTCAAATATATTTACCAAACTATGTAACAATGATCTATCTGTATAATAATCATCATGTCTATCTACAAAATTTTCTAATCTTATTCTAAGAACTGAAAATGTAGTTCCTATTTTAGAATAAGGATTTGTTGTTGGTGCTGGATAAGATAAAGAAGGAAAACTTGTTATTTCATTTCTTGTTAAATAAGATTCTATTAAATATCCATCATCTGCATCTATTAAAAAGTCTCCATTAACATTGCATCTCAATAAAGACAATAATACATTTTCATCTATGTATTTCTTTCTTACTGTAACTGCTGAACCATTTAATCCAACAATTTTAAATTGACCATTGTTTTCTGGATTTAATGGATCTGAAATTACTATACTATAATCTTCTACAGAAAAGTATAATGAAAAGTCTATATTTGCAGATTCAAACAAATAATCTGTATTATTAATTGGAGTTAATTCTCCATCTGTATCGCTACTAATTATATTATTTACTAAAGAGCTATCAATAACTTCAAAGCTCAATCCAGTTGTTGCTGTAGATGGATTGGTTAAGAACTTCCATCCATTTGTACATGTTGTTGTAATTGTATCTGTAACAATATAAGAGTCTAAAGGAGGGCTGATATTTAAATTATAATCTAAATATTTAGATAACTCAGCATAATCAGATTCATCTACAATACAATCTCCATTCCAGTCACCATAAGTCATGGTTAGTTTCTGAGCATCTCCAACTCTATAGAATGTATTTGGATTTGCCAAATCTGGAGTAAACTTAGATCCTATTAATTCTCCATTAACAAATGCTGATAGCAATTCAGATAAATATCCATCTTTTCTTGGATCAGTATTATCTTCTAATAATGGAACAATAATTTCATTATTTATAATTGTAAAATACTTTAAACTTAAATTATAATTTGTAGTTGATTCAAACTTTTTGTTTTTATCAGAAATAACTCCTAATTTTAAACTTGTTGCAAAAGAATCTAAGTTTGAAGTTTCAACTGAAGATAATAAACTAATTTGTGGAACTTTCTTTTGTTTAGAAGCAGATGTTGTTCCTGTTCTTTTATCTTCTACAGAATCAGATAATTCTGTAATTGATTGAACTATTGCTGTATAAGTATCATTTCCTTTAAAAGATAAATTATCTAAACAATAATCTATTGTTGTTCCATTATTATCTTTTATTTTTTCTATTTCTATTCCAAATCCATTTTCATAAATTTTTGCAGAACTGATTTTTGAAGAATCGGAATAAATTTCAAACCATAGATCTTCTGATTGAATATCTGTCCAGTAATTTCCATTAAATACAGTTAATCTTGAATTCTCTACTAGATCCGATCCTGTATAAAGTTTAATGTCACATTTAGTTGCTGAACCAGATCTTTTTAAAGTAAAAGCATAATATTTATTTGCTTCTACTTTATTTGTAGCTAACCCTGTATTAGAGAATACAAAGTCAATTGGTTGTGGAGTATTTGATAATTCAAATCCTTTATCTAATAAAGAATTGTAATTTAAAGTTATTTGAGCTAATGGAGTTGGAATTGGATCAAATTCTATTTCTAAATTAGGAGCTAAATCTGTTGGGCAAGATATTGTAGATTGTAATGGATAAACAGTAAATACTAAATCTCCTTCCCAAGCTAAATCATTTTCAAATCCAGGATCATTATTTTCTACGGATAATAATAATCTTATTTTTTGAATATTATTTGTTGGAGATTTAAATTTCTGACCAATCTCTGTAGTAATATCATTCTTAGCCAATTCTCTTACATTTTCTTCTGTAGTATATATTTGTAATGAATCAATATCATAATTTGGCAAAGCTGCTTGAATTAATTCATTTAGTGTTCCTGATGTTATTGGAAAAAAATCTCTCCAAAATAAATTTGGTTGAATGTTTTGTTTTAAAACCAAACAATCTCTTGATAAAGAAGCATTTAAAGCTTCATATATTCTTACTTTACCACCAAGATTTAAAGATAATACTAGAGCAGAAATATCATTAATTAAAATAGATAATATATTTTTATAATGTAATTTGGTAAATTGAGATTCATTTTTATGAAATGTAAATGTTTCATAAACTAAATCATTATTAAAGTTTAATCCAAATACGACTATTTTTACAGTTCTTAGTCCAAATACTTCTGAGTTTGATAATTCTATTTCTAATTGATTTCCATAATCAGAATCAGATGGTTGAGTTTGTACATTTAGCGGAGTTCCATCTAAATTGCCAACTACTAATTCAGAATCAAATAATACTTTTTTTTCTAAGTTATCTGGTAAAATACCTTGACCTACATGATTGTAGGTCAAGCCAGATAATACTGTATTTGTATAATTTTGTTCTATAGATAAATCATCATTATCTACTTGCTGACCATTTAACCAAATATTTTGTTTAGTTGTTATATCTTTTCGCATATTAGCTCTCAGAAGTAATTTAAGAATATCCTTGAATTAGCTGGCTTGAGTATCTTTAATAATCTTTCCAGTATTTTCTTGCTTTGAGGATTATCTTTTAATATATTAAAAGAGTCGAATATATCTAACGTAAACTCATATATTCCTGACTTTTTATTTACTATACTTGCAAAATCTTCAAAAAGCTCATAACTTATATTTGAATCCAACAAATATGTTGTATACAAATCTTTTACTACTGGTAAAGAACTATTGCCTAGATAATTTATATCTATAGATTCATTTAGATATTTAAATGGCTCTCTATATTTATTTGATATTCTTAGATTATCTATTAAAACATTTCCATAATTTTTATTTGTATAATCACTTCCTATTGTAAAATAATTTAATGTATCTTTAAATACAATTGGCTCAAGAATTGAATAACCATCATATCCATCTCCTACATATGTAGATCCATAAATATATGGTTGATCTCTAAATACATCATTTTCATATGACAAAGAATTATACTTATATCCATCAATAAATAACAATAAGTTTTCATTTATTGAATTAAACTTATAGCTAGCTTTAATTCTATGCCATGAATTTCTTTCCCATACAATTGGTGCTCTTATAGAATAATTCTTATCAGATGCTTTTATCTCAAAGTTTAATAAATTATCTTCATCTTTGTAGATAGAAATTCTATCTCCATTAGATCCTTTTGGAATATAATTTACAACTACTTTTGTATTGTTTGATGGGAGTTCTTTTCCTAAAATAATTACTTGAGAATTTGTTTTTATAATTTCTTTTGGCTTATAAGATACAACAACACTTACATTATCATTAGGAAGAGATTTGTTTAAATAAATTGTTTTTCCATCAGACGCAATAACTCCATCATCAAAATAATCAATTACAGAATAATTGTTTGCTTTTACATAAAGTATTTGACTTGCTTCTTGAGAAATAACTACTTTATTTGAAGTACTAGATGTAACAATTTCATTTATAGAATCATTTCTATAATAATCTATTCTTCCACCTGAAAAGTAATTAATATCTGAATTTAATGTTTTTACAGATAATATTTCTTTTGCCTTGGAAGATAACTCTAAAGTCTTTTTAGATAATGAAGTTACTTCTTCTGATATTGCTGAACTTGAATCAAAATAATATCTTTTATTATAATCATATACAGTATCAAATATAGGACTTACCCAAAATTCTATTGTTCCTTCTTTTTTAGAATCTAAATATCCTAAATTCTCTACTTGTATATTTCTATTATTTAAATATACAGCATTTTCAAATTCTTCATTTAAACTTGAATTTGCATAAATTATATTATTATCTTTTATTGCTGCATAATACAAAGATTCATTTTCAAATGGAAATGAATTAAATGTAGATTTAAAAATTAAATTCTTTGTATTTTTGGTTCCTTTGATTAAATTAAAGTTTTTTGTAACAGAATCAATATCAGAAGTAGATTCCCCTGCTCTTACATCCGAAAGAACAGTATTATATATACACAATTCATTTATAATTGAATTACAATGGTTTTCTGAATTAATATCAGAACCTATGAATAATTCTTTTGGTAATTCAAAATTAATAGAAATATAAGATGGATATAAAAATTCATAATATCCTTTTCTTAATAAATATTGCTGACCTGGATAGTCCAAAGGTTCAAAATTAAAGAAACCATTCTGAGTTCCAGATGGAACCTCAGCATGTCTCACAACTTTGTAATATCCATCCGTAAAATCATCTATAGGCAAAGTATAGCCTGTTGAGTATGGATCAATCTCTAGAATGTTATAGTTTACTCCTGTAATTCTATAGAATCCAGCCACTTCAACAGGCTCTTCAATTAACAAAGAATCTCCAACATTTGAAATTGAAAATTTATTTTCTAAATCAATTACTGTATTGCTTGAATTCTTTTCTAATTTAGTACCTTGATTAACAACATAACTATATTTTAATACTGGAGTAAAATAACTTATCTCAGGTTCAAATATTGATTCTGATTCTATGCACTTAACAGAACAAAATGGTTTTGATGTATTTATTGCATATCCATCAATTGTTATTTGATTTACTGAAAAGAATAAATTTGTTGTTTCTAATTCTCCATAATCTGTAAAAGATAGTATTTCTGATGTATTTATGTAATTAACATTTCCAAATACTTCTATATTTACTGGATATGTAAAATCAATGTTTGATCCATTTAGTATTACTTTTACTTTTCTACCAGATTGTGAATTGATTGGATTATCTGTATCTACAGATCCATCAAACTTAGTTCCAAATAAACCTGATAATGTAGTATTTGTTGAATTAAAAGAATAACTATCTAATAGTATTTTCTTTATTATTACATCTTCTGTAGATATTGGTTTTGGTAATTGTGTTTTTATTATATTGGATAAGTTATCTGACCATTGATAGTATTTTCCTTTTACTATTTCATGATTTAATCCAAGACTTTCGGCAAATAATAATTCGTTTGAATTTAAACCATTTTTAACTATAATTTGATATCTATCAAATTCATAATCAGATACTTCTGCTCTTGGACTTCTTAGTTCAATTTCATTTGTTGAGTAAATGAAAAATTCATAATTTGTACCAGTTACAGGTAAAGTACTATCTAATGTTAATGTATTTCCAGATATTGAAACTATTGTATAGTAATTATCAAATTGACTATCGTTAATTCTTATTAAATCACCAACAGAAGCAATTGTGTCAAAATCAGATAATAAAGAAGTAACTACATCTGTAGAATTTGTAGATAAATCTGATTCTGTATAATAATGAGAAAGCTTATAGAAATAATTATTGTTATTTAAGTAATATCTTCCATAACCATCAAATATAGTTTTATTTACGCTAAATTCTAAATCGGTTAATGATACTGGCATTGCAGTATCTAAAGTAAGATCTTGTCCTGAAATGTTTGTTATTTCATAACCAGCAGAATCAAACAAATCATTGAATATATAAATTCTATCTCCTATAGATACATTATAGGCAGCAAAGTTAATTAAAGAAGAAACTATATTTGATCCAGAAGTTGTTTCAAGATCTATAGATCCAACAATATCTTTTCCAGAAACTCCTATAAATGATTCTTTGGATATTGTTCTAAATTCTTGATGAATGTAATTTCTTATATTATCTGAGTACTTAGATATATTAGAAACTTCTTGCCCATCTATAAATAGATGAAGTTCATCTTTCTTGGACTTGGAGCCTACTCTCCATGCAAGGTATATTTGATGAGCTTCTCCCGAAATCCAATCAGAAACATCTTTTGATATTGAATATCTTTTACCTTTAGTATCTATTATTTCAAAAACAAGATAACCAGACTTATCCTTATATAAGGAAAATCTACTTTTATCTTTTTTCATATCAATAAAGTATTTTTTACTATCAGCAATAAATCCATACAATTCATTTTTTGCTGTAGAACTACTTGTAATTGATATTTTACTATTTGTAGATGTTGTGCTTGCTGGATATCCATCTATTATTCTAAAATCATAAAAATCAGAATTTAATTTTACTTTAAAAGTATTTGTTGCTGTAGAATATCCATCTATAATTCTTAGATACCATCTTTCAAATAAATTAGATTCATCATTATCCAAGTAAAAATAAAGTCCATCTTTATTAAAGTTAGGAGATCCTTTAATTACATTAGATAATGTAAATATATTTGATTCTGGATGTAATTCTGTTGATCCAATAAATATCTTATCTGAAGATATAGCTAAATTATCTTCTAATACTTCTACTTGAATTTCTTTTTGATTATCAATTCCATTCCATTGAGGAATTGCCCAAAATCCTAAAGATCCTTCTTCTATATTTAAATTATTAAATGTATCAAACTTAATTGATCCATTATCAATTAAAACTCCATTACCATGTTTAGCTGGTAATATTTCAAAAGTACCATTTGTTTCTATAGATTTTGGCTTTAATAGACTTTGACCTAATGACCAAAAATTAAATGCAGATTCCTTTACATCTGGTTCTGTATGTACAATTTGTTTTACTATATTTTTTATAGCTGGAATCGTTGGACCTAATATAAAAGAACTTAAAGCTGCATAAATTGCATCTCTATATCTTTCTCTATTAAAAGATGGATCTATATTAGAGATTTCATCTACATTAATTAATGTAGAGAAGTTTTTAGATAAAGCATCTCTTAATGCTCCAACTTTATAGCTAACATAATATTGAGAATTTGTTGGAATTGTAAGGCTTTCTCTAAAGTCTAATGAATTAGATCCAAACTCATAATTTACTAATATTTCATCTGCAAGATAATTGTAATCTATATATAAATCTCCTCTAGAATAATCAACTACAACTCTAGATAAATTATTTATTGTAAATAATAAATCTATTTTTACTGTTTCTATTGTAGTTGTATCTAAGAATATTTTATTTGAGTTTTCTTCTATTGTATAAGAAAGAACATCTATATCTGTATTTAGCAAAACTGATGTTGCTGTAAATTCATAAGTAATATTTGAAGAGTTGTAATATATTTCTTTTGGAATCTCAACAAAATATCCATCAATAGAATATTCGCTAACTAAAAATAATGTTTTGGAAAATGAATTTGTTTCTATTGATTTATTTGAATAGTTAGAATAATTTGCAAAATTTATTGGATTTGTTGAATTTATGAAATCTTCATATTCATACAATCCATATATACTTGATACTTCATTCTTTACTTTATTAATAAAATTAGAATTTTCTACATATCCTACTTTTGAATTAATTAATAAATAAGGATTGCTATTTATAGAATCTTCTTTTGAATTAGGTAAATTATTTATTTCAATAGAATCTTCATTAATAGAAACTACATCTACTTTAATTAATTCTGTTGAAGGTTGAATATAATTCAAAGAATTAACATACAATGGATTTTTATTTATTGTAGTTAAATTTGAATATTTGTAATTAGCTTCTCCAAAGTTTTCTATTGTAAGAGAATTTACTCCTACATACAATAAAGAATTTTCATAGTCAACAACATATTCTCCAACATTCTGAATTGAATCTATGCTATTATAATTTCTTTCTGTAACAAAGATATTATTATCTAAAGCAAGACTTGTATTTTTAAAGCTTGCTATTCTATCATTTGTTGATGAAATTATATATTTGTTTAATAATTCAAACTTAGCAACAATAATTGTATTTGCATTTGTTGAATAATTTGTAGGAATTAGTTTTTCTGTTGCTAATTTGAAATCTACAATTTCTTGAGTATTTAATATTCTTGGAGGTGTATTGTATCTAAAATATACTTTGTTTCCATCAAATCTAGATAACTGATAAACTTCACCAGAAGTTTCATTATATATTCTAAATACGTTTGTTATTGGATAGTTTTTTGTATTTAAAACATTTAAAGCTGTTAATCTATTATTTATTCTTTCATTTAAAGATTCTTCATGTAGATTTGCTTTATAATCTTCTCCATTAACAAATACAAATTCAAAATTATAGTTTACATAAATTGTTTTATCAATTGCTTTTCCTTTTGGAAGAATAGCTAGATCATATGTATTTGAATCATATACATAATCTATTTCAGACTGGAAGGTCTGTTTATATGTGTAAGAGACTACTGGTGGTTCTGGACCCGAACCTATATTTGATGAGCTTGCTCCATAAACATAAATATTTCCATTCTCATAATTAATAGAATATTGTCCGGGAGCAAATGGCAACTCTTCATATCTAAATTTTATTTCATATAAAAATGCTGGATGAGTTGTATTTGAATTTAAATTAATAAATGTTAATCCATTTGATTCTGGAGTATTATTATCTCCATCAATTATATTTGCATTCTTTAAAAAGAAATTTGTAGATATTGGAGGTAATACTTCTCTTACTACATTTTTCCTAGAAAAAATATCTACATTAGAAATTATCTTTCCGATATTTTTATAATAATATTCTACATCAACTTTTACAATTTGTGCAATATCAAAGTTTTCATCTTTTAAGATTTCTTCATTTAATTTTATTTGATTTGATTCTAATGTAAAATAAGTTGATGCAAAATCAGAATCATATTTTGAATCTAATATTTGATATCCATATTTTTCTATATTGTAATTATAAATTGGATTTATTGTTGATAATGTAAATACAATTGATTTTACTTTTATAATATTTTGTTTTGATAAGTTTAAATTAAAATTCAATATATTAAAGAAACCAGAAGAATCTATAGAATTAGGAGTAAGTATTTCTGTTTTATATGTTTCTTGTAATGAAACTAATTTGTATTTTGATGAATCAAAAATATAAGTATCTGTTGAAAATGTATTTGTTGGTCTTGGAGCAACTCTTATAATTTCATAAGCACTACCTTCATTTAATTTATCAAAAGGTCCAGAACCTCTTGTTTTTAATTCATCTGTAACTGTATAAGAAATATAATTTTCATTTTTTACATTCTTAATAGCATCTAATGCTACATCTAAATTCTTAGAAATAGAATTTATAATTGTAGATGTAACCGTATTATCTTCTAAACTATAAACTCCATCTTCTAATGATTGATTTATTAATTGCTTAAATATATTTTCTTTTTCTATTGGTCCAAGAATATCAAATCTATTACCTACATTATCCTGTAATAAAATAGCTTTGTTATCTTTTGAAATAAATGGATATGAAATTGTCTTTAAGGCTTTTACATAATAAGTAATAAATGGAGTTAATGGTTGGCATTTTACAAATAAAAGATTATCCTTAATTTTTACATTAAGAACTTCAGAATCAGGAATAGAAGAATTGCTTGATACTATATTAATATTTGCAGTCTTTATTCCTAATGTTAAGTTATGAGAAAATTCTAATATTAAGTCTTGACTTGATTTTACTTCAACATTGATTAGCCTTAAATTTTCCATCATCTAAATTCTGTGTTAATAGTTAGTTCATCTAACTCAAAATATTCATTATTTTGAGCAACTAACTTAACAACAGAACCACTAACTCCAGATTTATTGAAGTAAATTAATCTTGCTCTATCTACTCCTTCAACAGATTCAGCAGCTAATTGTAAATCTACATCTTCTAATGTTCTTCCTAATTCTAATGTATTTACTAAGTTTGTTATTGCATTACTAACGTTTTGCTTTATTGTAGATTCTGTTAATCCATTTGTTAATGTAACTAGTATTAATAGTTCAATAGATACTTGTAACTTAGATGCTTCTTTTACTAACACATCTGCATTAATTGGTCTTGTTGATTCTATTCTAAATGTAACATCTCCAATAAGTTTATTATAATTGTATCTTAATGTAATTCTTTCATTTTGTTTTGGTCCTATATAATCATAAAATACTTTGTATCTAGATGAAGAATTTGGTTGATTAAACAAACTAATACTTAATCTAGTAGATTGTGAACTTCTAAATCCAGAACTAGATATTTTGTTTATATATACAAAATTTTTATTTGTATATAATGTTCCATTTCTTGTAAAATTAATTGATTCAGAATCATTTTCTACAACAAAATAAAATGTTCCTAATAATTTATCTCCTATTGTAGTAGATTCATTTAATTGAAGATCTAATCTACTTAATGATTCATCATATACAAAATTATCAAAATACTTATTATCTAGCAAACCAGTATTAAACAGATTGTAAGAATAATCTTTTGATAATACAATATCTCCATCTGTAGTTACCTTCTCTAATGAAACTACTTTTACTAATTTTATAGAAGAGCTTATTGTAGAACTAGATGTTAATCCAAGATATTTTCTTATAGCTTCTGCAAAGTTTACTTTTCCATTAGAATAAATACTAGAGAAAACTATATCTTTTGCTTTGTACAATGTTGTTCCGCTTATTGTAATAGATCCTGGATTTACAACATTATCTGATAATGTACATGCTAGCTTACTTGATGAGTTTTTAATTAAATTATAAGAATATAAAACAAATAACACATAATCATTTACAGTATAAGATCCAGATAATATAATTTTGTTATTATCTTTATCTATTGTATAAGAAGTAAGTTCTTTATTATCTTTTATTCTATTTAAAAATAAATTATTTGAGTTTATATTTGATACATCTTTTTTTATTTTAATAAAATTTCCAAATATAGAATATGCAGTAATATCATAAATTCCTTTATTTAATCCAGATATTGATAATTTATAATTACCTACACTTGGAATGTCTATTACTGTAAAAGATGCTCCAAATAATGCATAACTAGAATAATCTGTTAGTGCGCCATCACTTCCAGAAAACAATACATATCCATCATCTTCTCTAAATACACTATATTCTATGGAAGTATCATTAACAAAGCTATTTAGTGGTAAATAATAATTTGTTCCATCAAATTTGATTTGATCAAATCTATATAATAATAAATCATTTGAATAATTTATATTTTGAAATCTTGATAATTCTTTTGGATAATATACAATAATAACATTATCTCCAATGGCTGGAGTATTATATCCAGTAAGAACAGCTTGATATTTTTGACTTACAATATCTAATGTACCTTCATTATCAGAATTCCAAAATTCTACATTATCAGTGATTCTAAATATACTAACAATATCAACTGAATTTAATGTTGTAACATCTAATTCTGCATACAAATCTCCATTTGTATTTTGTTGAATTGTTGCATTTTGAGTTCTGATATTATTTGTAATGGATTGGCTTTGTCCGCCAGCAAACGAATTTAAAAATCCATTTGCTAATTTACTTGTTGGTAAACTTGTAATATTTCCATTAAAACTAGAAGATGCACTTGCTATATAAGCTACATCAAGATTTATCTTTGGTTCTAGCGTGTCTATATTGTTGAATGGAATTGTAATTGTAAAATTAGATGCAGTTCCTGAAATATTATCAACTGTAAATACATTCTGTTCATTTGTTTTTACAGTTACATAATTGTTTTCTGCTGCTGTTGTATCTGTTGGTAAAATAATTGTTACATTATAATAAACATCTCCATTAAATAATGTATTTGTATATTCAAACAAACCATCATTTTTATTTGATTTAAATAATTCTGTATTTAAATATCTTAGACTTACAGAATAAATTGATTCTGGTAAAGTATCTACATTAGATAGAATTACTTGTAATCTATCTACATATCTACCAGAAGTTATTTTAGTAACAATACCACTGTATTGTCTATATTTATTACAATAGAGTATTGTATTGATTGGAAGACTAGAAGAACCAACAAAGAATGAAGATGTATTATCTAATTCAAAAGATATTGTTTCTTTTGATAAAGAGCTGTATCCCCAATCAATACTATCATCAACAATTCTTTTATTATTTGTATTTTCTAATCCATCAAAATCTAAATGAGAGTCATAAGAAACTATCCAGCTATAATCTACTTGCAAAACATCTGTTGCTGTAGGTAATGTATTTCCAGATATTTTTATTCTTCCATTATTATTTATAGATCCATAACCATCTACATTTTGATTTGTAATTACATATCTTTCTCCAGTATTTGTATTAAATACTCTTGTAACATTTGTTACTGGATAATGAAGTAATTGTATAATAGATCTGTCAGATGTTACTTTTGAATTTTCATTTGTTATTAATATAGATTGTTCTATTTTAGATATTCTTGATACATCAGTAAATGTTAATTGATCTTGTCCACTTACTTGATTCTTTATTCTATCTTCTGAGAAATCTTTAATTGTATTAGATACCCATTTTAGTTTATCAAATCCCCAAGGACTTCCTGAATAATATCCTGTATCTTTTAGCAATTCATAGTTGCCAGATATTCTTCCATATTGATCAACAGATTTTTCTTTAAAGTTAGATCCAGATAATGATCCTGTAATTTGTACAATATTTTCTACAGGTTGAGTTGGTAAAACTCCGTTTCTAATATTATCTACTCTTTTCTTTGAAACTGTTTTATTTTCATCTGCTAAGATTTGTCCAATTACATAATTATTTAATGAATTTGTTGGATCATTTTCATTTGATTTATCCAAATAAATAAATGAATCAGTTGCTTCTATTAAATTAGATCCAAGAATAATAATATCTACTTTACCTCCATCACCTTCTTTAACAATAGATAAATTACCTTCAGAGTCTTTATTTACTACAGTACCATCTCTTGTCATTAAAGGATCATTTGGTTCTACTACATAAGTATCAACTACTCCAGAAACACTAGATGCAGAATTAAAATATCCTAAATTAGTTCCTACACTTGATCCGCTAAATGTAGATAAAACTCTATCTCTAAATGCAGCATCATTTTCAGAATCTAATCCTCCATTAAATGAATTTACATTGATAACATTACTAGCTCCAACTATATTTGTTCTTGCAAGACTATATTTAGCAATGTTACCAGATGTTCCTGTTGTATTTGCACTTACAGAAACTTCTACTGCAAACTCATCTGTTATTCTAAGTGCATCTAAATCAGCTCTATATTTAGTTGCTATTCCTCTATAAAAATTAGAATTTGAATTACTTACAACACTACTTGTATTAATTGAAAATGGAATTCCATTTGTAGAGAAAACTAAATCTCCTCGATTAATTGCAACATTTCCTTCTATAGACTGAAATGTAATAATAGCAATTCCTGAAGCAGATGTTGCAGTTTGTCTAGATAATCCAAAGTTTCTTGCTAGCTTATCTAAATCAGATCCAATAACAAGTCTTAATGATTGTTTTGAAGATATATTTGCAAGCTCATCATATAATAAAGATAATTGACTTGCTAATGGACCAATAAATATATCTCTTGTTACAGTTCCTGGCTTTGTATCTAATTCAGGTTTTACCAATCTGTAAAAATCTATTAGATTAGAAATTATTTCGTTGGTATTTCTTATGTTAACCATATTTTAATATGATTATATTGTGCTTAATCTAAATGCTGTTGTAATTGGTTTAAATCCTTTTGTTATTACTGTAATATAAATTTCATAAACTCTTGGATCAAATTGACTTCTTACTACATCAACAGATTTTATACTAGCAATTTGTTCATCAGCAGACATTTTTTGATTTGATTTAATTTGATAAATCTGTAAATCTTTTAGATTTTCAAGAGCTTTTGTAATTTGATTCTTAGAAATTGAATTTAATAAAGTTTCAGATTCTGGAGATCCAATAATACTTTTAGATAAAAATGATCCATACCATGGATTTAATTTATCAAAACCAACAGGAGTTAAACATATCTTTAATACATCTTGAATTAATTTCTCAGAATCAGTAATAGTTTTAATATCTCCATTTTCTATTACCAAATCTCCATTTTTTATTTTTAAATCAAAAGACATATTATATCCTTATTCCAAACTGTTTTCTTTCTGTATATATAGTTTGCATTATATTATATACTTGAAAAACATTTTTCTGAATTTCTGCCAAAGACTCTTCTAATGTTGGTCTTGGTTCTCCAGATAATTTAAGTATTTTTATACATCTATCATAAGCATCATCATCTAATAATCCTAATAAGTATCTTCTTTCAACAAGATATAATCCTGCTAATATAGCTACAATATCGCACAATCCTAATCCACTAAATTCTCCCATAATAAGTTCTATATTTTTAAAAGCTTCGGATGCTTTTGTATCAAAAGATAACTTTGTTCTTATTAATGATTGATATGTTGATCTAGATATGTCTCCAAATGCTTTTGTAATAATATCAATTCCTGGTGCAATAAAATCTGTAATAGATTTTGATATTCCTTCATTTTGAACTTTTGATGTTTGTGGTGTAATTTTATTTAATGTATCTTTTATTCTAAATCTTTGGATTTCATTATCTAATTCTGAATTGTATTTATTTTCAAATAATCCAATGTCATAACTCCTTATACCAGATTCAATTCCTTTTGTTCCGCAAATTGGTAAATACCATGTAATACCATATACAAGATCAATATCGTTTTGAGCTGATATTAATTCATCTACCATAGAACTAATTAAATTTAAAAACTTTAAAAACATTTGTCTTTCTACAATCCCATAAGATGTAGGATCTTGTATTTTGCTAATAATTTCATCATCTTTAATTTCATCATTTGCAGAAACAAAGTCTATAATATCCTGTGCATATGCTCCAACTTCTCCTTGCCTATTGGCTGCTAAATATCTAGATTCTATTACTTTTTGTAATAAAGGTATTTTAGCAGTTATTGTTGGATTTATTTGTAATTGAGATTGTTTCCATGTAAAAGGAACTGCTGGCTTTTTTATTGCGGCTAAATCTAATCTTGGATCAACAATTAATGGAAAAATATAATGATATCTTTTTGCCGTCAATTTTATATTGTTTGTAGAATATTCTAACAATGATCTATTTAATGGATCTGCTAGTTTTACCAAATAAGATTGATTATCAATATCAAAATCAAATATTTCTTGGTATTTATCTACATGATCATTAAAGTTTCTTATATTGTATGAACTTAATATAAAAGATGATGTAATTATATTTTGATATCCAAACCATTCTTGTACTTTTGAATTATAATAAGATTCTCTTTTTACAGAAAAATCATAATATCCTGATCTTGGTGAATTTATTATTTCTAATTTTTTTGATATTTTTCTAGTTTTAGTAGTAAATATATTATCAAATAAATATTTTACACCATCATGTCCTGGATTATAAAAATCATTACCAGTACCAACTACAGGAAATCCAACTAATCTAAGAAATGCATGTGCTCTGCTTTCTTGATAAGAATCGCTAACCTGTAGTTTATTTGTAACTCCACCAAAATCAGAAACTTTTAATAAATTTAGTTTTTTTAAATTATCAGGAGAAGAAATATTTACATACCCTCTTATTTCATCAATTTCTGAAACAACAGAGTTGTAAAACTCATTGATATCAATTTTGAAATTCTGATTATTCTTATAATTAGACTGATTTGTCATAATTAAATATCAGAAATATCTCTTCTTGGCTGTCCATCAGAATCAATGCCTTCGCCAATTCCTGTTCCTGCAACAGAAGCTACGAATCTATATTCTAATTTCTTTATCTCTGAAGTTGCATCTTGATCTAGATCTTCTGGTAATGTAACTAATGTTAAAGATTGGTTTGAATATGATAAATCTATTAAACCTATTCCTCCAGTAGAAGAAGATATTTCTCCTATAAAGAATTGTGTTCCATCATATACAAATTTACCTATCTCTCCTAAAGTTAAATTGGCTGTTAACTTATCTGCAACTTTTTGAGCTACACTTGCAGTTAGGTTTTGAGTTATTGGTTGATTATTCCCATCTCTTAAATCTACAATTACTTTTATTTTCTGTGTTGTAAATTGTACAGATGGATCTAATCTAAATGTACTCTTAGATGCATCTATTCCAATATCAAATAACTCTTCCAAAGATTGATTACATTTGTTTTCTAAATCAGTTAAACATGTTGTAGTTGTTGCTTGAAATGTAGCTAATGTAGTTTCATTAAGATCTGACCTTAATGTATCTAATGCTGTTTGCAAACATTGTTGAGTAAAATCTAAATCTGGAAATCTATCTGATCCAAGCAATTCTGTTAATAAATCTAATCTTAAATTAAAGTTTCCAGCAATAACAGTATTAACAAAATCTACATCATTTCTTAAATCTGGATTACATGCAGATGCAACTAAATCTTTTGAGAATAATACTTCAAAGTTTGGCTTTAATGTATATTCCATATTGTCATATCTATAGCCATCTGTACTTTCTAGTACTGGATTTTGCTCAAACTCTGTAGGGAAAAATATGAAATTCTCTAACGTTGCGGGAGTAGTTGTTTGAGTATAACCATCCGTATCAAACCCAAACAATTGTGTAGTGCCATCTGCTTCAAATCCTAAGCCGCCTGCCAAAGACAAAACTCCATTTGCAGCTCCGGTTGTTGAATTATTCCATAATATTAAGTTTGTTGTAGGTGGATTTAATACAATACAATCTTTAAAGATTATAAATCTTGGAACTCCATAATCAGGTCCAATTCTTCCATAATTTTGAGGATTATAGAATAGTTTTAAATCAACTGTATAAGCAGCTTGTTTGGGATTTGTGCTAGCAGTATATACAACATCTGTTGGGAAAAATACTGGCTTTGGATTTATAAAGCTAGGGATATCATATGCATCAACTATATTGATAAATCTTTCATTTACTTCTTGAGCATTATCATATAATTGAAATGATTGTTTTCTTATTTCATAAGATAGATTGTTACTGCCTCCTGGTATATTTGGGAAAGGAAGTATTACATTTGATTCTGCAATAACTGAATTATAATATTGTAATGATCCGGTTTGTCTTGATGTTGTTTTTAATACATAATCTGGACAAACATCTGAGTTACAACATTCATCAAGATATTGTTGTTCTGTTAATGTAGCTGGATCTGATTTTGTACATGGAGGAATTCTAAACTTAATATTTAAAATATCTTTTATTGTTTTAAACAAAATTGCAAATGCAGATAATAATACAAATAAGTTTTGAAATATACAAAGCAATGCTGCAATCTTTTTAGAAATTGCAATAATAGATTCATTGTCTGCCTTTTGTATTGCTTTATTTAATGCTCTTATGTTTCTTAAAATAACATCAATAAGTTTTTGAATTTGATTAATTATATAAGCAATAAGTTCAAGCAATAATAATAACAAAGATATAATCATAACAATTAAAGCAAATATAGGAAACATAGCTAAAAAGTCTGGTAAACAAACTCTAAATAATTTTCTTATTGCTCTTAATAGTTTTACTGGATTCTTTAATGCACAAATTATTTCTATAATACAAACAATTAAGTTTAATATAGGTAAAAAGAATTTATATAACATTAAGAATGGGAAAAACTTATCCAATAACTTCATGATACCATCAAAGATATCTTTTGCAAAGTTTGGATTTAATGCTGGTTGTAAAATACCAGAAGGTAATACTAATTTTAATCTGTTAAAGATACTTAATAAATCTTCAGGAAACCCATTTGGAAATGGAAATTTATTTAAAGGTAAACTTATAGAGAATGGTTGACCAAATCCTGGTATAAAATTAATAGGTGGTGGATCTGGAAGATTTATATCAATATCATTAACATCACAAGGCATATTTTAATCCTTTAAATTTTCTATTTTTGTAATTAATACATCTGTTAGCTTAGAAGCTATAAGATCTATATCTTTTGATGATATATTACAATTTAAGTCACTACATAATTGTATAACAATTTCTGTTAGATCTTGTTTTGTATTCTCAAAAATATCCTTTTCAATAAAATCTTCATCTGAACTTTCTTTTAATTCTTCTTCACTTACAGAACCTAATGAATTTAATATTGAGTTAGCTAATTTTACTTTACCTAACATCTTTAATTCTTGAGCTTCTATATACAATCTATTATACAAGTTTTTATTTATCTTTTTCATATTGATCCTCCAAATTCTTTTAATAGCAATCTTCCATTTAATACCAAGTTTTCTGCTTCAATAGTCATAGTAGCATCTGATTTTAATACAAAGTCTCCATTTGCGTGCATAATGACTCTACCTGGAGTAAGTACTTGTACTTCTCCGTTTGAAGATATCCTAAATACAGTTGCTTGAAATCCAGGTCTTAATACCCTAATATCTAATGTTCCTCCTAAATATCCATTTTGTAATCCGCTAAATCTAGAATCTGAATCTATTCCAACTCCGCCTATTTGTACAATTACATTTCCATCCATATTTAATACAGCACTGTTATTACTTCTATCTCTTCCAACATTTCCTACAATGCCTCCTGCAAAATCTAATAATAAAGATTGTCTATCAGAAGTATTTGCTCCTATATTAAGCTCTATAGATCCATCTAAGTTTATTTGACCAGATCTTCCACCTGCATTAGCATTTTCTCCAGATACAAATATTTCTTTAGAAACAAAGTCTTTGCTAATATATGTATTATCTAATGTTATTGTTTCATCATTTTGATAATTAATAAAATCTAAAGATTGATGCGCTATACATGTTTTTGTTATGTCATGATAAGCTGTTCCATGCTTTATATGCTGATTTGTTATTCTATCTATTGGAGTTACTTCTCCATTTTCATCTTTAATTGATATTTGACCTATTGCAAATGAATCATGCATAATATCCAAATTATCTTCTCTAAAAATCATTTTATTTGGATTATTATTATCTTCACTTGATACATGAGAAAAATTCTCATATCTTGTTAGCAAAGGAATATTTCCTTTTTCAGATGAAGCTGAAATATTAATTTTAAACTGACCTTCTTTATCTATGTCAATAAAAGATCTTGATCTGTTTCTTGAATAATTACTTGTTTCATTTACATCAGGAGGTTCTGTTAAATCTTTTTTTGAATTCAATTCAGCATGATATGCAATACCTTTTCTTTGCAATTCTTTTAGTTTAAAAAAAGTATTTGTCTTGTCTACTCCATTATCATTAGATAAAGAAACATCTCTAAATTGAATTGGATATCTATTTAAATCTAATACATTTCCAAAAATATCTGATACTGTACCTTTGATTGTTTCAAACAAATCATTTGGATTATTTAAACTAAGATTTAATGAATTTGATCTTAGTTTTCTTCTATCAGGATATGAATATGCATTTTTTACTTTTTGATTTTTATAATACAATGATTCAGAAAAATCATCTAATACAATAGATGATCTTTGATATTCATAAACTACACTTCTATTCTCTACAAGTGGAGGATTTTTATTAAATGTTTCTGATAAATTATTTGGATTTAATTTTGGATCAAGACCTATAGAACTTCTTTGTAAATAATAATTACTATCATTAAACTTTAAGCTATCAGATTGATTTGATAAATAATTCTTTTCTCTTTTGATTAAGCCATGAATGGAATATCCAGATTCATTTATAGAATATTGATTACCAAATAAATTAGTATGATGATTTAAAAATGAATTTGATACAGTTTTTCTTGATTCTGATCCAATAGAAATTTCTTCTTTTAATAATTCTATAGATGATAAATCAGAAATTTTTATTAAAATAGAATCTGTTTTTAATTCAGGAACATTTAATAGATTGTTTGAAATAGAAGATACATAATAATATTGATTTCCACTTCCTTGCCCTACAATAATGTCAGATCCTTCTTTTGGTCTTGCTCCAATGAAAACTCCGTTATCAAACATAATAGAAGAAGGAATAGGAATATCAATAAGAGCAGATGTTCCTTTTAAAGCATTTGATGTGTTTAACTGAATGCTTATTGTTTTTTCAAATTCATTATATTTTATAATCTTTGCTCTTTTTAAAAGACCAATTGGATCATCAAACTTATTTATTCCATTCATTAAATCTCTTTTGTTTCAAATGATATGTAGCAATCTATTATGTTATTTAACAATGTTTTCTTTAATCCATATCTAGATTTACTTTCTAGTTTTTTACCAAAAGCTTCATCAAATATTCTATCCGAATCTAAATCATCTTTCATTGCTCCGCTTGAAATATAAATATCTCTAGCTGCTCCAATTGCCTTTTGAGATGGAGATCTTGGATCATTTTCATCAGATAAGTTTACATCAACTGTAGAATCTTTCTTTATAAACTTTGGATCTACTTTTATATTTATTTTTCCTGTTTCGCTTGTATTAAATGTTTCTTTTTGTCCTGTAAGTATTTGATAAACATCTTCTCTTAATGCTGATAATTCTTGCGGAACAGGTTCTCCAAATGTATAAATTCTTAACTCTATTTTTGCTTCTATTGGATTATTTTTTATATTATTTATATTCATTTCATAAGCAACTTTATTTATTATATCTTGAATTGTTTTTGCATTTTCTTTGCTATATTTGCTTATATATTGATTACTATCATCATTAATTCTAAATGCAGAGCTTGCATTTGGATCTAATATAATGATTCCTATATTAGAATCATCAAGATATGAATCTTGTCTATAATTAATAAAATCTATATTGTCTTTGTTATTGTAAATAACTTTACCTACAGTATCAAATAAGTTTGGAATATAATCTCCTGGAGAATGTCCATATTCTAATGTAAGAGTAGTTGAAAATCCTCCATTAAAAGAAAAATTATGATTTATAGATTTTACATAAAACAATAACTGATTGTCTTCTATATATACAACATCTCCTAGTTGATAATATTCGTTTCCAACTAATGTAACATTTCCTCTTAATATATTTTTTCTTGCTTTTGATAAAAGAGTAGATGCATATGGAGCTAATTGTGTTCTAGGATCTGATAGTAATGGTACATTGATAGGAGACCCTGATCTTAAACCATAATTTCTCCAAGAATCATAATCTATTGCAAATGCAGAAGATAATCCATTATTTTGACTAATGGCTTGAGTTAAATCAGAAGAACCTCCAATAGATTCAAATTGATTAAATGCTCCATTTACTTGAACAGATGTATATTCTGGTTCATTTTCTGAAAATGAATATTGTTTTATTTGAGAAGATTTAATTACATACCTAGAACCTGATCCTGGTCCTAAATCATCATAAGACTCATCTTCAATTAAGTGTTCTAGTATTTCTGGTACAGTATTAAAACTAACTTGTGGCGTTAATAATCCATTAGCTACATTTTCATTATCAATAGATCTTAATTCAATTGAGTTTTTTAATGATTCATAAAACTTTTTTAATGTTCTTTGTCTTTCTGAAAACTTTTTAGATATTTCATTTGTTACTGTAACTAAATCTATACCTTTTGTTGGCTCAATTAAAGCACTTGCTGTTTTAGTTGTAAGATATAAATTATCAGTATTTACTGGACTTCTTGTTTTTATTCTTAATCTTTGTTTTAATGAAGTAATTCTATCATTGTTTTCTAAAAATATAGCATCATCATATTTTGCTCTTTTTTCTGGGCTTAAATAAGACAATACAACTTCTGATCTTATTTTTGGAGTAAATAAAGATTTGTTTGATAATGCTTGTGATGATATTACTTGCAATGTTTCATTTTTTTCAAAGATATCTGGATCTGCTGATTTAACAAGTATATCTATTTGATCTATAATACCTTCTGTATTTGTTACAAAAGCAAATGGAAATGACTGTTGCAAATCCCCAAGACTTCCAATAAAAATACCAATATCAAAATCATCATTAATATCTAAATAAGCAAAAAATAATCTTATTTCATCTTCTATAATTTCTAATCTTTGTTTTAATGTTTCAATTTGATCTTTAAATAAATTATCCAAGAATTTTGGATACAAATCAATTCCATATTGTTTTTTTAGATTTGTTAATCTATAAAAAACAGAACTTGGCATTTTATTAAATTGAGGAGATCTTGTTCTTAAATGTCCTTGAGAATCGCAGAAGAATTCTAAATTTAATAAATTAGCTGCTAATTTTATTTTTTCTTTTACATCTGTAAAATCATTATTGTATAAACTTAAACTATCATCAAGGCTTGATTCAAATGCTGCAAAATCATAATCTTTATCATATGTATCATCTACAATAAAAAGATTATTATCAGTATTAGATCTTACTTTCCAAGGCAATCTTTTAGTAAGCTCATTTACTCTTCTTCTTAAGTTTCTTCTTGAATTTTCTTCTTTTAATATTTTGCTTGGATCTTCATCATTAATAAATCCATCTGGATTAAAAGTTACATCATTTCCAATAATAGATAAACCATAATTTGATTGATCTTCTTTTTCAATTTCTTGTTGTAACTTTTCTATATCAATTTTTAATTGATTCATTGCTTCAATAATATTTTTTGAAGCTTCTGTTCCTATTCCTCTTAAAAATGGATCTGAAACTACTCTTCTTGCTCCTGACAAATATGCTGCAATATCTAGTTCTTGATATTTTTGTAACTTTTCATTAAGCTCATTTACTTTTCTATTTACAGAAATTTCTGCTCCTAATACTTTAGCATAAGCTTCTTCATTCATTGTTAATGTTTTAAATGGAATAAAGTTTCCCCAAAGAACATTGTTTTTTGCTAAATCATTTTGTAATGTTGCAAAATATGAATAAGCTCCTGACTTATTATTTGAATCTGGTTGATAGCCTTCTAGGTTAGTTACGGTTCTCCAATAATTTATAAAATTATAAGGTCTTCCTGTAACTAATAAAGAAATTACATTCATTACATCTTGTCCAGCAAATGGGTTTTTATATATATTTGGAACTCCAACTTTGTTTGGATCATTTATTTGATTTGAATTTCCAAATGCAACATATAGTCCAATACCTTGTTTCCAATTGTATACTAATCCATCTGGATTATACATGAATCTTTCTTTTTGACCTGTAGTTGGATTTGTTGTAATATCTGAAATAAAATTATCTTCTGTAACAAATAATCCTATTCCTGGTCCTGACTTAAACTTAACCAATCCTACATCTGATGAATTTCCAAGAATCATTTTATTTTCATCTAACAGTTCTGGATTTTCATTATTAAAGTTTGTTGTAATGTTATCAAACTTAGATTTAAATGGAGTTAATTGATCAAATATTGCTCCATTAAAATTATCTACTCCTGGATTGAAATTAACTTTTCCCATTTCTAAGAAATGAGTATTATCTACACAATCTATAGATACAGAAAATCCAGAAGAAGCAGCATAAGACTCTGTACCTCTTTTTACCAATCCACCAAATACGCAAATTCCATCATTACTAGAAACAAATAGATTTCTTAAATAAACCCATAATCTATCTGGAAATTTAGATCCTACATAAGCTGCCTTTTCTGATTGTAAATCTAAATTTGAACTTGGATTAAACAAAGTACTAAATTGATTTTTCAAATCATAAACAGTAGAACCAAATTTTTGAATAATACTTAATCCATTAAAATTACTTTTTAATCCAGCAAGAACCTTACTATCATATTGACTTTTAGATTGTATAAATACTCTTATCTCATCCATTGGTTGAATTAAATTTCTTCCCAATAAGAATTGATGCATTTTTTTTCTCGCATAACTTGTTTTCTTATTTCTTAATTGATAAGAATTTTGCGATCCACTTAATAAAAATAATTTTGTAAATATTGTTGATACTATTTTCTTAAACAATGATAATTCTGATTCTTTTGCAGATTTATATTCAAATATATTTTCTGCTACATTTGATTTTTCTGTTGGATCTAATCCATCATTACCAAGAACTTCTCCATTAAGCAAAAATTCTTGAGATACATTTATTGTTGGTTCTATATTTGGTATGTATTCAAATATTAATTCTATTCCTGTTCTATCTACAATTGAAACTACTCTTTTAGATAAAACAGTATTTGCATTTGTCTTAAAATTAATAGAACTTGCTCCTCTTGCTCTTCTTAAATCATTAAATCTAGATAAGTAAGCATTAATTAAATCATCTGTTTGTCTTAATGAAAATTTAAAAAAGTTCTTATTATAAAAAGAATCCGTAGCATCTGATATTGCTTTTTCAATATCAAATTCTGTTATTCTCATTTTATTATATGGATCTGATAATGTTAAACTTAATGTACCATCTGAGTCTATAGATATAAATGAGTCAATTGAAGATACATTTGTTAATTCAATAACTCCAGAAGGATCATCATTTAAATCTGTTAGCCAAGTTGTTATTTTAGCAGGATTTGAATAAGAAAGAACTGATCTGACTTTATTAGTTACATCTAATAATTTATCTATTCCATTTATAGAATTTCCTCCAATTTGGTTAAATGCAACCAATGAATCAACTGCTCCTATAATAGTTGGTAACAATGCTGTTGTATAATCTGAATTTAAATCTAATACTTTATTGATTTTTGATAATTGCTCTAATGCAGATATTTCTCCGCATTTATTTCTAAATAAAATTTTGCAAGCTTTATAGTATAGCTTTTCATCTTCGGACATAAAGTCTGGTCTAAAATTATTTGCCAAAGATGAAAACATTCTTTTCTTTACAAGAACTGTTGCATTTGGTTCTTGCATTAATATTTCTAATTGTCTTGATTTTGAATTAAATAAATCTGTTTTTATAAATCCATCTTCTACATAAGATCTATTTGCAGATTTATCTACTTGCTTTGCAAAATCCCCTAAAGCTCCAAATGGAATTGTTTTCCCATTCTCTACTGTACTTAAACTTTGAGTACTATTATTTCCAAAAGATGATTCTAATGCAGAATTATAAAAGTTTTCTAACTTATCTCCAACTTTTCCTAAAAATCCCATTATTCCTTAACTTCTCTTTTAAATGAATTGGATATTATATTTGTGTTATATGTATCTCCATTTTTAATAGCATCCATTGTTGGTGAAAAATATGGATTTTTATGAAATGGAAAGTAATTTGTCCTATATCCTCTTTCTTGTGTTACTATAAATGAAATATTATATTGGAAATTAAAATTCTCTGCTCTTTCTTGAACATTAAAAGATTCAAAATATCCTCTAAAAACAGATCCTCCATAATACATCTCTACTGTAAATGCATATTGAGCTAATGATGGATTTACTCTTGGCATAATGGTTTCATTTTGACTTAATGCAGAACCTATTCCAGACCCAATAGCCGAACCAAGTTCTCCTCCAATTATTCCTCCAAGTCCTCCAAATGCACCTTCTATTGCTTGCGTTGCTAAATTTTCTGCATTATTATTCGCAGCTTCTACTTTTAATGCAGCTCCATCTATTGCATATTGTTCTGCTCTATAAATTTCTTTTAATAAATTAATACCTTCAATTCCAGAACTTCCTGTAGAACCTTCTATCCTTAAAGTAAGAAGATCTTCTCCTAAATACTGTAAAGAATATCCTCCCTTTGTTCGCTCTTTTGAAATAATCTTTCTATAATCATAACTAATTGAATTTGGATTTACATACATATTAATTACGCCAAATTCGGGAACAAACCATTTTATAATATTTCTATTTAGTTTACCAGTATATAAATCTCTTCGCTTTGATGTTGGCAAACCATTTCCATCTGCTGGAATGTTTGATGGCAAAGAAAAACCATTTTTATTTGGATCTTCTGGTGTATTTGTTCTTAACAAATCACTAGCTGCACCTTTGATTTTATCAAAAATATCTACCATTATCTAACTCCTGGATTTACATAAACTCTAAAAAGATCTTCTATAGTTGATCCATTTTCTATTGGCTTGCCATTGTAAGTTAAATCAACTTGAACTTTTACCTTTTGATCTTCTCTTAATTCTTTCTTTTCTTTTTGTGCTGGAGCTTCTGGAATCATAGCTATAGCTCTTGGTACTTGTGCATTTCTTTGCTCTTTAGCTAATTCTTTTTCAAAATTTTCTTTGCTTCGTGCTTGAGTTACTACATCGGCACCTAATACATTATTAATATTATCAATAGGAGAAGCAAATGTTGGTTTTAAATTCTTTTCCATTAAAGTAACTAAATCTCTTGTAGTTCCATACAATTTACTACTTAAACTATCTTTGTATAATTCTTCAGGATTTTTATTATTATTTTCTATTATGTTATTAGCACCTTCAGCTTTTGCTGCGCTCATAGATTGTAACAAGTTAGATTTCATTTCAGCTTGACCTGTAGAAAGCTGTATTCTTGTATTTGAATCAGCATTTCCTGATGTAGCTGCAAGTGTATCTTGTGCAGTATTTAAAGATTGTATAGATAATCCTCTTTGTAAATTTGCAAGATCAATTCCAGCTAAACCAAATGTAGTTGCAGTTTGTTGTGTAAGATCTTGTCCTCTATTAATTAATTCGGCACCAATAGATTGATTTCCTTCTGCTTTAGCTGCTTCTTTCATAGAAATCTTTCCAGATTGAACCTTACTAAACATATCTAATCCTCTAGTAGCATCTTGTTCTGTTCCAAATAAACTACCATATGGACCTTTTGTTAACATCATTCTTTGTCTTTGAAATTGAGCCGCTAATCTAGGATCTTTTACTGCTTCATCCTTAGTAACTACTTTACCAAATTGTTTGGTTAAATCTTTCATTACCATTTCTAATACTTTATGAGTTTGACCTTTTCTCATCATATCTTCAATTTGAAGGGCACCAACCAATCCTCCTGGTCCTCCCGATCTTGCTGATAAGAATCCTTTTTGAGCCATAGACATACCTGCAATAGATTTTGTCATTGTATTTAACATATCAGCAGATTGTTTGCCGCTAGCTCCAGCTTCTCTTAATGCACCTACATATTTTAGCAAAATTCTTGCAGAAGCATCTGTATTATTTCCAAATTTACCTAATGTATCTCCTATATCTTTAACGAATCCACGAACAATAGAAAAATTAATTCCTAATTTATTAGTTACTTCAGACATTCTTGCAACATAATCAATTGCTTGATTAGATGTTGCATTGTAATCATTCATAGCTTCTTCCATATCAGAAATAACTTCTGAATAATCTCTTCCAGCTCCTCTTGCAAAATTAATTGTTGCTGCAAGCATATCTATTTGTTCGTTTCCATCTGCTGTCAATGAAACATAATTTTCTAAAAATCCTGGTAATTTAGATAATGCAGATATATATTTTTCAACTTCTGAAGGTAATGTATTTGTTGCTTTGCTTGCTTTTGTTATGATTTCATTATAATCTGCAAGATAAGCATTTATATTTGTTAATTGTTCTCCTGATTTTTGATAAACAACTCCTAAATTACCAGAAGCAGATGCATTTGATATGATTGAATCTCTAAGCCTTAATCCTGCATCAGCCGCTGCAAGTTGCTTTTTCACATAATCATCTACAGCTTCAACTCCTTTTCCAATAATATCAATAGGAATAATTTTATCTAAACCAAAAGATTTTAATTTTTCAAATACACCACCAACTCCAATTTTATTTAGTTCGCTCATTGTTTTAGAAACAACAGAACGAATTGAATTATATTGCTCTATAAATCCCGTAGAAAAATCAGCTTTCCCTAAATTATTAAATAAATTATTTGTTTCTGCTAAATATGCATTTACTTGAGAAAATCCAAGCATTTGCGCAGTTGTAAATTGATTAATTTTATCATTTGAGTCTATAATTGTTTCTTTTAATTTTTTATATAAACCTACAGCATCTCCTATGTTTTTTAAATCTATTGTTGGAGCTGTTCCAGTAGAAGGTGTAGCAGGTGTAGTAGTTGTAGTAGGTGGAGGATTTAGTGGAGTCGTCATTCGTCTCTTGGTCTAGGTCTGTTTAGAGGTATATCTTTATATTGTTTTACAATCTCAAAAGACTCTTCAAACTCTTCATCAGAAGATACAAAGACTTTTCCTCCAACTAACTGCTTGACTTTTTCTGGATCTATAAAAGAACCTATTAAATAACCAAGATTTTTTACCAACTCATATTTTTCTTCTTGATCTGCAATCCAATTTGCATGATACCATGACTTAAGAACCGGGTCCATATTTTGGATCTCATCATCATCAGGATCTTTATTCTTCATCTTTGATAAAAAGAATAAAAATCTATGATCCGGTTCGTTTCTTATTTTTTTAAATCATCTACTACTTCCTTAGCTACACTTTCTTTATTTAAAGAATATTTTTCATTTGCTTCTTTTACAAGCTCTTGAAATTTCAAATACATAATATTCGCTAATCCTTCATCTAATGAATCTATAAACTTTAATTTATCTTCTAAATTAGATGATCCTATAAAATCATCAAAGTTCATTCCATGAATGGATTGCAATGATCTTGCTAAAAATTGTTTTCTTATTTCAAAATCTAATTCTGGAGTTCCTAAAAACTTTGAAGACTTTGCTACCGATTCTCTATTCTCAGATGACTTTAATGTTCTTAATAAAAACTTAACATCGTTTACTTCAAACTCTTTTGTCATCCTTGTCAATCCCAAAAGATAATTAATTCTATCTTTTGATACTGGACTCATTCTTTCTTTTTCTGGATTTCTTCTTAGCTCTCTATGTTGTCTTAATTCCTCCTCAAATGAAGAAGCATCTTCTGATGCGTCTTCAATATCTATTTCTTTCATTGTTTGTTTAAATTTTCTTGGACCTAATGGAGAATCTATTTCTGGCATACTTTCCTTTATAACAAAAATGCTTATATTAGAAATATATAGCTAAATATTAGAAAATGAAACTAGAAGATCAAATTTTAAAATTAAGAACAAACAAAAAATCAATCAATGAAATATCAAAAGAATTAAATATAGGAATTACTTATGTATACAAAATACTAAAGAAAAATAATATCAAAACAAAACATTATAAAGATTTAGAAATTATAAACATTAACAATACAAATTACTATATTAGTCCATATAGTATTCTTACCAAAGAAATAGTAACAAAAATAATTAACTTACATGAACTTTTTTACTCTATAAGAAAAATATCTAAAGAAATGAATTTAAATTATAGTTTGGTACATAACTGGTACAAATTAAATAATTTAAAAAGCTTAACTAAACCAAAAATTAATAAAGAAAATAAGTTTTGTAAAAAATGTAATTTAACAAAACCAATAAATGAGTTCTTTTGTAGAATAAGAAATGGTTTAAATATATATGAAAATTGTTTAATATGTCAAAAAGAAATTAAAAACAAAAGAAATAGAATATATGAAAGCAACAAATTAAAAAATGATATTATATTTAAAATTAACAAAAATATTACAAATAAGTTTAGAGGATTAAGTAAAAATTGTTCAAAGAAAATATTTCTTGATTATTCAATGCAAGAATTAAAAGAACATTTAGAATCTAAGTTTGAATATTGGATGAGTTGGAATAATTATGGTATTTATAATCCTGAAAAATGGAATGACAATGATCCATCTACCTGGACTTGGCAGATAGATCATATTATTCCTAAGTCTACTTTTAATTACAAATCTGTTAATGATGAGGAATTTAAAAAATGTTGGTCTTTGGATAACTTAAGACCTTATTCAGCAAAATTAAATATAATTGAAGGATCTAATAGGATTAGGCATAAAAATCAGAATACGTTTGATGAAAAATCTACTAGGTCAAGTAGTCCGCCAGAATCAAGAGATCCTCTTCTTCCATTAGCTCCTCTATCAACAACTCTTTCAATATCATTGGTAAATTCTGCATTAAATGGACCAGAAGCTTTAATTCCTAAATCTCCTCCAGTTGCAGCAGATGCTCCAGTTCCAACCAATGTTGAATAGATTGTTTCTGCTTCCCATTGAACGTCATCTTGAATAATCCATTCTGTTGCAGAGTAAGAATAGCTTAAGTTTGTTAGCCATACATTTTTTATTACAGTAGATATTTTATTTCCTGCTCTTCTATTTCTATCTATAATTACAAAGTCAAATGGATATGCTTGAGATTGTAAGTGCAAAAATCCTCTACCCATTGCTTCTGTAACTCTTAAGGCATCATATCTAATTCTTCTACATGATCCTGAAATTTTTGTAGATGCTGTTGGAGTAGAGTCCACGTTTCCATCAGTTCCTAACTCTTGAATCATTTGTACTTGTCTTTGCTCTTGTACTCTTAATTCCTGAACTGCTCCAATTGGAATATCATTTACTAAAACTAATATATTAGTTGATAGTGAGGTAGACATTTTATTTCTACCGTCTAGATATCCTAGTGTTGATCTAGTATTTGCTGCGCTCGAAAAATTACCAGCCATTTATTCTCCTAAAATTAATTCTATAATATGAATTGAAATTAATTGATATAATTAATTCTTAATGTCTTGATCTTTTTGCACCTTCTATACAATTTAATTTAGCAGAATATGGTCTTAAATTATTTAAATTCCAACATTTTTTAAAATCTTCATCATTCACAGATGTATAATTAAAATTAGAATGTGGTATTATATGGTCTATATTCCATGTCCAAGTAGATGAATCATTATCATCCCAAGTTTTAGCATTATATTTTCCATAATTATTCCAATTCATCCAAGGTTCAAATAATGATTCTAAATGATCAAATAATTCTTTGTTAGAAAAATCTAAATATATAGATCTTCCCTTCTTGCTTTTAATAATAGAAGGTATTCTTTTTGAAATGCTAGCAACAATAGAATTTTTAGTTGTTTTCTTTAAATGATAATATTTCTTTTTGTATTCTTTTTTTCTATTAAGTCTTTTTGTATATATTAATTCAGCTTCATTTGTTTTGTTTGTTAATAAAAAATATTTTATATTTTCTCTTTTTATTTTTGTTTTTAAATACAATTCAGAATAACTTTTTTCTTGATTATCAATAATATATTTTAAATTATCTTCATTATTATTTTTTGATTTAAAATAATACCAAGTTTTGTTTTTATATTCAAATTTAGAATTAAAAGATGGATTTCTTAATTTAACATTTGTTTTTTTTAAATAAATATTATTTGCAGAAAATAAATCATTAATATTTTTATAATTGTTTGTAAAAAATATATTCCAACTCCATGTAGAAGAATTGTTTGGATCATATTGTTTTAAATTGTTTGAATTAAAATTATTCCAATTCATCCAAGGTTCAAACTTAGATTCTATAATAGAAATAATTAAATCAAGATTCATTTTAATTTTGTACTTATTTTGAAAGTACTTTTTAAATCTCATTTTTTATCGGCGGCTTCCATTTGTTTTACTATTTTATTTGCCCAAGATCTACCAGCATCGCCTCCCCATAATAAATGGGAAATATAACCTTTATCTTCACTTAGGGATTTTCCTTTATCTGCTTTTTTATTTTTTTCATGTCTATCAAAAAAAGCTTTCATTCTTTTAACTGTATTTGGACTTAGTTTTTTTCTATTCTTTAAAGAAACTGCTCTTGCTACTCCAGACCCAACTCCTTCTTTGTTTGCTTGTTGAGTAGACAAACCACCTTTTCCTTTATTCTTTTTTCTTAATTCAAGCCCTCTTGCAGCAGCTTTGGCAACGGATTCTGGTGGAACAAAATCTATATGAGAATATCTTGATGCCATTTTAAAAAATAAATGACATGTATCTATTAATGCTGTAACTGTTTTTTCATTCTTAACATATTCATTTACACTATCAATAGCATCTTCCGCAGTATTTAACTTTGCACTTGCCCATTGTGGCAAATCATCTTTTTCTGTTAATAAATCATCTAACTCTTTAGAGTTTTCTATAATAGATCTTAAATCTTGTTTCTCCATATAAGATCTAGGTACACCTTTATGCTCTTCTAAAACTATATTTTTATCTACATTCATGTTTTAATTACTTATAATGCAATTAATTATTTTTTTAAATGTCTTGTCCTTCTTGATCCTTCTATACAATTTATTTTAGTTTCTAATGGTCTTAAATTATTTAATTCCCAAACTATCTTAAAATTATCATCTGTCATTGACTTATATGGATAATCTGATTGACACTTAATATGATCTAAACTCCATGTATATTTATCTTTTCTATATGGACCATAATTTTCCCAATTCATATTTGAATCAAATAAATTCTCTAAATGCTTTTTTAAATCTTCAAAAGAATAATCTAAATATTTTAATATAGATTCTCCTTGCTTATTTGATTTTTGATTCTTTAACATCTTTGCAATTGATTTTGAAATATTTGCTCTTAGTCTGTTCTCTTCTTTTAGTAAAAATCTTTTCTTATAAATTCTCTTATGCTCTAACAATTCTTCTTCTGTATATAATGGAAAATATCTTCTTTCTTTTGATTTGCACAATAAACATATATTTTCTTTATAATCTCTTCTTTCATGAAACATATCTAACTTTAAATAACTTAAACATTTTATACATTTTTTTGTTAAATTACTCTTATATATTTCTTCAATTACTTGTTTATCTTTATTGTTTAAACAATGAAATGCTTTAACTGTAAATGTATTAAGTTTAAATAATTTAGCTACTTTTTCTTGTGTGCTATTTTTTAATTCTAAATATATTGCTATTGCAATATCATCACTTTCTATTTTCCTATTTGAATAATAAATATATTCTCCAAGAAAAACTCTATTTGTTGGATTCATGTATTTTCTCATCTTTTACAATTTTCCTTAATATTTAATTTAGCAGAATATGGTCTTAAGTTACTTAATGCCCAACACTTCTTAAAGTCTTTATCATTTACGGATGTATAATTAAATTTAGACTTAGGAATAATATGATCTATCTGCCAAGTCCAAGTTGATGTATCATTGTCATCCCAAGTTTTTGGATTATATCTTCCCCAATTTTCCCAAGTCATCCAAGATTCAAATAATGATTCTAAATGTTCTTTTAATTCTTTCATTGTATAATCAAGAAATATCTTCTTTGAAGATCCTTTTACTACATCTCTAAAATTTGTTGTAAATATTTTATTTAATTTAAACTTAGGATCATTTTTGCATCTTATATTTACATATTTATTTTGTTTTTCTTTTCTTACTTTTTCTTGACAAACTTTACAGAATTTACATTTCTTTCTAAGACCATATTTAGTATATAATTCTTTCTTTAAGTAAAAGTTACTTATTGTCTTTTTTACCATACAAATAGAACATATCCTAAAACTAGGCTCTTTTGGTAACTTCTTTATTTTTATATTATTTAAATTAAGCCAACTATATATAGCTTTTCTTGAAAGATTTAATATCTTACATATTTCTTCTATATATGTTTTTTCATTTATTAGTTTTAATATTTGTATAGCTTCATTTTCTTTGATTTTGTTAAATACATTGAATTTATAAATCTTATCTTCATAATTAAACGTTTTAATTTTTTCTATTTTTATATTATTTAACTTGCACCACAATGAAATTGTATTGTAATGAATTTTTGTTATTTTATAAATTTCCTTAAATGTTACATTTTTTTTAATTAATCTTAAAATATCAATTGCAGATTCTTTACTTATGTTTTTTATTTTATAAATTACATTTTCATATTCAAATGTTTTCATTAATTAAATGTAATTTTTTACTTATTGATGTCAAATTTTCTAGAATTCTCAATTACATTTAATTTAGCAGAATATGGTCTTAAATTACTTAATGCCCAGCATTTCTTAAATTCTTCATCATTAACTGATGTATAATTAAAATTACATTTTGGTATTATATGATCTATATTCCATTTCCAAGTTGATTTATCATTATCATCCCAAGTTTTAGAATCATATTTCCCCCAATTATCCCAATTCATCCATGGTTCAAATAATGACTCTAAATGTAATCTCAATTCTTCTATTGTATAATTAAGAAATATCTTCTTTGAAGATTCTTTTACTATACTTCTAAAATTTGTTGTAAGTATTTTGTTTAATTTAAACTTAGGATCAACTTTACATCTTTTTTTTATATACTTTTTAGATCTTTCATTTTGAATAAATTTATTACACAATAAACAATTTTCATATACTTTCTTTAATCCATATTTAGTATTTACTTCTTTTTTAAGAAAAAATTCTTCTACTGGTTTAGTTAAATTACATTTAGTACACTTCTTTATAGTTGGATTTTCTCTAATAATAGATTTAATTTTAATATTATTTAATTTGTACCAATTTAAAATAACAGATCTATCTACATTTAATCTTTTAGCAATTTCTCTTATAGAGAGGTTTTGATTCCTTAGTTCTAGAATAGAACTTAATTGCTTTCTAGAATTCTCAATTACATTTAACTTGGCAGAATATGGTCTTAAATTATCTAATGCCCAACATTTTTTAAATTCTTCATCATTTACTGACTGATAATTAAAATTACATTTTGGTATTATATGATCTATATTCCATGTCCATGTTGATGGATCATTATCGTTCCAAGTCTTTTTGTTATACTTACCCCAATTGTTCCAATTCATCCATGGTTCAAATAGTGATTCTAAATGCAATCTTAATTCTTCTATTGTATATGGCATAGAATCAAGTTCAGTATTCGTTTTTATATTTTTAAGTATTTTAAATATTAATATTTTTCTAAGTTTATAAGATGGATCTTTTTCTATTTTTTTACTTAAATATCTATCTCTTACTATTTTAATTTTTTCTTTATTTTTGCTAACATAATTATTCCAATTTTGTTTTATTTTATCTTTATTGTTTTCTCTATATTTTTTGTCTCTAACTTTACTATATTTTTTTTGACAAATATTACAATAGCAATTGTATATTGTATTCTTGGATTTTAATGACTTTTTATTCTTTCTTATAGAGAAATTATCTTTTGTTTTATATAATTTACATATTTTACATTTTTTAAAATCAACATCTAAAATTAAATCATAAAAATCTTTATTATTTAAATTAATAAAATCTCTTATAGTAGATTTATTTATATTTAAGTCTCTAGCTATATGAGCTATTGGTTTTGTTTTCAAATCATTAAAAACTTTAATAGCTATTTCATCATTTTGTATTTTTGTTGAAATATTATAAAATATATAATTTTTGTTGTAATAAATCTTATTTGTTGCAGGTCTCATTAGAACAAATATAAAATATTTGCTTTATATGTCAAATAAAAAAAGCCCAGGAAAATCCTGGGCTTTTTTTTCTATTTTATGCTAATTATAGAGTTCCGACGCTAACTCTAATAAGTACAAAGTTAACTGGATAGTTTGGTTGTACTCTTACTGTGACGTTATACTGTCTTGGATCTACAGAATCTCTGACTACTGATAAATCAGCATATGCTGTAATTAAGTTTTGAGAGACGAAGCTGTTTAGGACTTGTACTGCTCTTGTAGTCATTAAAGTTAATGTATCTGGAGTTTCTGCTGTACCTATAAAAGATCTGAAAGCAGATCTTAATATTTTAGCTAATCTATCTCTTATAAATATAATTGAGATTTCTTCTTCTTCTGGGAAGCCTGACTGAGTAGTAGTTTTGCCCCAGACTACATTACCTCCACCTTGGACTGGTTGTAGAGTAGTCACTCCAGCTTGAGCTAATAGTTCTAATTGAGTTGTAGTATAGATTTTATCTCTTAATATAGAGAATCCAGTTAATGTTTTGTTTGTTAAAGGATTTTCTAATCTTAGATCAGCTACTTCAAAGCCTGCTGCTGCGGCTGCTATATAGAATCCATCTACTAATGTATTTGAACCATTTAGACTAACTACAACTTGATCTGGAGCAAAATAAACGCATCTATAAGTATTACCAAAAGCATCTGCTACAGAATAGTTAGCTAGATCTTCTATATTACCATTAAGTACTTCGGTTACAGAATCGCCTTGAATACCTTCTAGGATACCAATATCTTCTACAGCAGCATCTTCTTCTCCTGTTAGATTTTCTGGAGTTAAGCCAGCTATTGCTCCTGTAAACAATACTCTTTCTTTTTTGTTTCTTATATTGCTCATTACTTTACAATGAGTTAAAGTATTTTGGAAAATAATAGAAGGAGTTTGTCTTGGTAATGGAACAACGATATCGCATTCTACTTTTTCTAATGATGCTAATGCAGCTACCCAACCAGAATCATAGAACTCAGCATCATCTGTATCAATCAAAGTAACTCTTAATGCATATCCATTTGGAACAACATTTCTATTTACGACTATATAGCTACTTGTTTCAGTAGTATCTATTAATTGATATCTTAGATCTGATTCAGATACTAATGTTTTTCTTATTGTTAATGTATTAGAAAATGAATCATAAGCGGTAATATCATATAAACCATTATTGTCATCAGATCCAGATATATAGATTTTCTTTCCTAGGATATCTGTAAATGTGCTAAAGTCAACACCTGTTGAAGTAAATGTAGCTGTTGCTGTAGAGGCTATAGAAGTCAATGTACCATCATTATCTGAAGCTAGAACAGATCCTGTTAATTGATCTCTTAATTCAAATACAGTAGAAGATTCGTTTACAAAGTCAGAGAATGAGTCTAGAGTTAGATATAATTGACCATTTGATACAGCGGTGATATCAAAGTCTCCATTATTAGCTACATTGAGGGCATCGGATATTCTTAGTACTTTACCTACTGCTGAGGCATCAAAAGTTTCGGATGCAGAGAATAAGCCTTTATTATTAAAAGCTGGATCTCTAGCTAGGTAACCATCGAATGCTGTGCTTATGGCAGCATCTCTTTGGATAACGGAATAAGAGAATGAGTTTCCGCCTGGAGGAGCGACGCTATCATTAATGAAGTCGGATACGGTTGGGAATCCTGCTTCTCCTAGAGTAAAGTATTCAAATTTATTTGGTAATAATTGAGATTCGACTCCTGTTGTATTATTTGTAACAAAGAAATGTATATTTGAATTTGAATCAGGAGTTATTCCTAATGGCAATGCAAATATAAATTCTTCATCATTAGGAGAAAGAGAATTTATAGCATCTGTTAATTCGTAGCTTACTCTTCTAGGAGTGGAAGGAGCTGCCTGAACGGTAACTAAGCTTGAGGCACCGTTAGCTATAGCTAATTGTGCTCCTAAGCTTAAAGTATTTGTTGTAGAAGGTACTCCATGTTTATCAACTATTTGACCTAAGCCTTGTAAAGTTTCGGGATCATTGATAAAAGATTCTGGAATATAGTTAGCAGTTAATGAATCATTAGCATTGAGGACTCCGCTAGCTACTTTGATAGTAAAGCCATCACCTTCTCTAAAGGGAGAAGTTGATACAAGAGCTACTTGAGTTTCTTGTATAGCAAATTCTAGAACTCCATTAGATACGGTTGTACCATCTGCTGTCCAGATTACTGGATTACCATTTGCGTCTAATTTTGGACCTGATATAGATCCTATTGCAATAAACTTAGCAGTTTCTTGAACTGGATTATTAGAATTATCTCTTTGAACGGATACGCAGCGAATTGTCCAAGTTTCATTTAAAGCGTTAGCATCTTCAAGAGTTAAGCTATTAATGGAACCTAAGCCAACATTTGTTGATAATGGTTTATAATCTGCGCCGCCTTGGTCAACGATATAGGCACGTTGTAATTCTAATTTTCCTGTTGATGGATCTAATCTATAATCAAATCTTGTGCTAAAAGGATTTGAGTCTATATTAACTTCTGTACCATTTAAGCGAACGCCATTTTTAAAAATAGAAGTTCTTTTTTTTATTAATGGAGCATTGCTTAATTTAAAGTGTCTTCCATCTGCTCCTGTTGTTGAAGTGTAACTTGAATTTAGTCCATCTTTGCCACCACCAACGGCAGTTGAAACGATTGTTTCATCTGTTGAGCCTTCGCCTATTATAGCTGCAATTCTAAGACCACCAGGAACAGATACGCCTCTGGTGTTTGTAGTTACATCTGAATAGGTTCCTGGAAGTGCGGTTGTTAATCCTGGTATATTAGCCATATTTTTTATCCATTAAAAAGTTTATCTATTAATTAATTTTTTTTATTCCTTATTTTTAAAACAATTCAGAAAGAATTTGATCTGTAGTTATTGTTAGATTATAAGCTGGACTTGCAGTTGATTGAGACAAGTCATCAAATTCTACTATAAAGTTTATAATTTCAAGAAATGTATTGATTGGGATTGAGCGATGCCATTCAAATCGGGTTGGTATAGTCAAAGTGTATCTAAATAATTTATCATTTCTATCTTCTTGAGCAGAAGATCCGCCTATGCTAATAGGTTTAATTAACAAGCCAGCTTCTTGTAATTGATCGAAATATATTTCGGTTAAGCACATAGCACATAATTCTGCTAAGTCATCTGCTGCTCTTAAAGATCTAGCATATATATCTATGTTTAAATTTCCATCCCAAACTCCATCTGTATTAAAGAATTCGGGTCTTGTAACTTCTGTTTGGTTTCCATATCCATCTTCATAGATATATTTTTTGTATTGAATTGTTCCTTGATTTCTATTAAAAGAAATAGGAGAATAATTAGCTCCAGAAAATTTAACAATAATAGCAGGATAAAATATTACATCAAATCTATAATTTTCTCCTATAAATAATCTTGTAGTAAGATCATTATCAACTCCAGATCCTAAAGAAAGACCAGTATGATCTGGAGTTTTGGGAAAGCCCCATGGATCTTGCACATATCTATAAAATGTATCTTTGCTGAAAAAATCTTTTAATGTTGCAATCACTATTTCTTTAGGATAAACAATCATACTAGATTGTACTAGATGATGCAATGTTTGCAAATCGCTACGATAATGATTGTTTGTTGCCATATATTAATGATAAAATTACCATTTATATTTTAATAAAATAGGAGATATTAACATATTAAGCGTTCCAGAACTTACTTGATAATTTAATCTAACTGCCAATATTATTGGAGTCCCATTATTTATTACAAAATTATTAGATGTTAAATCAGAGCTATCTATCTCTATTGTAATGCTGGCTCCTAAAACGGCGCCATTATATTCCGCTCCTAAAACACTATCTGTTAAAGTTGTTCCAATATATGGATCGTCTGTTAATATTGTTGGTATAGCTACAGAAGAAACATTAATATTAAGCTCTTGATTTGAAAATGTTGTAGATAATTTTGTGCAATTTATTGAAAATAAACTTAGAAGATTTAATGTCCCAGTTTCTTTTCTAATATTCATTTTACAACCAATTATTTTTACATTTGTTGGTAAATGATTATTTAAATTCCATTGCTTTGAATACCATTTTTCATTTGTATCAGCAGTACTTAATACCGTTATTAATGATTCAATATCTAACTGATTTGTTTGTAATGGTACTAATGTTACGGTACTATCATTAGATATGTTTTTTATTGTAGATGCTGAATTGTATTCTACTTTTTCTGTATTTAAACTAAAATTAGCATATTCTACTTGATTGATATTTTGATTTACAATCCAATTTTCAGGAAAATTTGCTTTTAATAAATTATCTACAGTTCCATCTATTGTAGAATTATCAAAAGAATTATTAGTTACTATTCCAGTGGTGCTTGAGCCAGCATCTCCTGTTAAAAAGTTATTATATTTTATATAAGAAGAAATAGAAGCTGATCTTGATATTATATTATTTGTTATTCTACATAAATTAGCTCCAACTGTAACTAAATCTAATGTAGATCCATCTGCTGAATAGCAAGTATTAGATTCTATGTTTGCTCTAGCATCTGATCTTATATATCCAGAAGGACTATATGATACTGGAGTTCCTAAAGAGTTTACCCAACCACTTCTAAAAATATTATTATTTGATATTGTTACATTGCCTTCTCCAAATAATCCAGGAACAGCTAAACTATTTACAGCTATTGAGTATGCTGTTAAATTATTTAATGTAGAAGTAAAAGTAGAATTAACAAAAGGAGTAAACATTGCATAACTATTATCATAAGCTGGTAAATTGTTATTACTTATAATTTTTGTAGATAATGTTGATACAGAATATACATGAATAAAACTTGCATTATTTTTTTCTATTTTTGTAGATGGATTTACTAAACTAGTTCTATTTGTCCCATCATCTGCACCAACTACAAATGTTCTTCCATATCCATCAGATGTTCTTATATATTTACAATTATTTCTGCTTATATCTAAATCAAATTCTGAAGAATTATTTGCAGTAAATGCTAATGGCTCAGAAACAGCATTTGATTCTTTTACGCCAACAGAAGCAAAATATCCTATTGATCCACAAATATTTCCATTTATTTCTACGCTTATTGGAACTAAGTTTAAATAAATCTTATCATCTGAATGTATTGCAGGAGCAAATATTATGTTTTGATGACTATTTGCATAATTATTGTTTATCTTTGAATTTATTAAATAATTATAAATTCCTGTGGTATTTGTTGTTGATGTATATCCAACAACATGAATTGCTGCATTCATATCTATATTTGTAAATCCAGTAGAATAAAATTGGTTTTCCGATATGCTTAAGCTATTTATTGAAGATCCATTATTTGATAACAAAACTCCAATAAATGAAAGTCTATCTGTTACATTGTTACAATTAAATGTATTTTTTTCAATTTTTATATTTTTTATTTGAGATGTACAAGATAATCCAACAACTCCACCTGATCTATAATTACATAAATAGTTAGAATTATAAGTTGAATCATTAGCTCCGCTAAAGCTAGTTGCAATTGTATTTCCAACTACTTCTACATTTGAACAGTTAGTTAATTCAATTGCTTTTCTAAAATCTCCAGAAAATGTACTATTGTTTATTTTATTGTTTGATCCAGATGATGTTATGAAATTTGGTGTAGCATCTATAGATGCTGTGCAATTCAATGTACCATCTAAATTCTCAATAATACAATTACTTTGTAATGAAATTACTTTATCATTTAAATAAGTTGTTCCATCATAAGTTAGCTCTATGGTACAATCAATTAACTTAGATCCTGATAAAAATATAAAATAGCCAGATGATGATAATGAATCATATAATCCATTTATTGTGCAATTTATTAGTTGACAATTATTTATAAAAAACAAATTTGGAACACTTGATTCAAAATTTATTGTCATGTTTTTTAACACAACATTATTTATTGAAAACTTAGAATTATTTGTAAATGTTAATGTTGCATCATTTTCTCCATCTATTTCTATTAATGAAGTAGATGTTAATGTAAATACAGATCCATCATCAAAAGTTTCGTCTGCTCCTTTTATAGATGCTTTTGAATGATAAGACTTAGATAAATTCATCCAAGTAAATAATGATTTTACAGATCTAAAGTTTCCAAATTCTTTATCAGAAGTATATTTTAATACTAATCCATCAGAACTATAAGAAAACTTTCTAGCATCTTTAGGAGTCAATACTACTGTAAATGGAGCAGATGATCCTGATATGGAAGAACTTACTGTATATAATAACAATAAATCTTTTCTATTTAATAATGTATTTATATTTAAAGCTTCTATTTTATAAGAACTTCCTGTTGCTGGATCTATTGCTGTAAATCTTCTTGATACAACAACATTTCCTGTAGATGAAACATCTAATATAGGATAAGTTACATATTCATTTTTATCATTAATACAAAGAGCCCAAAGTATATTGTAATTTGTTGATAAATACAATTCTTTTAATATTGGAATTTCTATTGTATCTGCGTTCATTAATACGAACTTACCATTAACAACAGCAATTCCTCCATTTAGATAAATTTGATTATTTGCTGGATTAGGTGCATATCCATCTAAATCAAATCCTTGAACAACTCCATTTGTATGTAAGTATCTTTCTCCTGCACTAACAAAATCTAATGCTGATTTTGTTAATTCATTCTCACTTACATTACCAAATTCTCTTTTATCTGCTAAGTTTTCAAATCTATTTGTTGATTGATTTAATGTGCATGATCCTAACAAAAATACTTCTTGATCTAATTCAAGACTTGAATATAATTGAATGTCTAAAATGTTATTTGTAAATGTTGATAATGAATGATCAACATTTAATTGCAAATCTATATAATCAATTTGAGATTCATCAAAGAATCTAGTTACTTCTCCTACATATCCTGTAGTCAATGGACCTTGTTTAGTTACAACTCCATCATATCTACATAAATAACCAGAATACATTCCAGTTGTTTCATTGAAAGATAATATATTAAATGCAATTTTGCTTATTTTTCCAAATTGATATCCTCTTAATTTCTTGGATACTTCAATTATATTAAAATTAGACAAATTAGATGAAGCATATAATGTTTCATTATTTACAACTAAATTAGATCCATTAATTGTAAATCTAGCTCTTTCGTGAGAGAATGTTTTTCCATTTGAATCTATATAAATTTCAAAATATCTTTTAAAAGATGCTGCTGTAAGATCATCATTTGCATTTTCTATATTAAAACCTATAGAATCATCTGAAAAATATAATCTTACTTGTGAACCAACATCTAATGTAGTTTGAGGACTTGTATTTTGTGCATGTACTGCATCATATACTGTGATTTCTGTATAAGCTGATGATGGGGAACAAACTACACAGCTAACATTTTCTATTATAAATCTTCCAGAATCAATTGTATATCCATCTACTAATGGCTGAACAACTAATGTCTTTCCTATTTCTAGTTTAGAAGATCTAAGATCTAAATCTACTTGATAGGTAGTTTCAACTCTACCAAATGGACCTGGGAATGTATTTTTAGAAGTAACTGTACCTATCCAATAACCATCTCCATTATCATCTATTAATTGATCTACTTCTAATCCAAAATTATCTTTTTCTGCTCCATTAACATAATAGTTATTTTTTGTTAATGGTAAAAAGACTTTTGTTGGAACAGCTTGTTCTGCTGTAGAATAGCTAGAGCTATATGGAGGGCTAGCTACATTTGCAGCAAAGATTCCAAAGCCTAATGCATCTTTTGGTTGTTGAACTTGAGCTAATGGATCTGTATATTCAAATACATCTATTATATTATTTGGATAAGATGATTGAGTGGAAGATTGATCAAATTGACCGCTTGCATCTACAACTGCACTTACAATAGAGAATGATGATCCTAAATATGGATCTGTCATTGCTATTCCAAATTCTCCATTGTATTCAAAAGCTGCAAATCTAATGTTTTTGCTTGATATTCTAAAAGCATCATTTGCAGATTCTATTAATGATTTTAATGTATATTTACCTGGAGTTGCTCCTTGATTTCCTGTAATATCTATTGCTGGAATAGATATTTCTCCATCTGCTGGATTTCCATTTGGATATACTTTAAGATACAAATTGTAATGTGTACTATCAATTAAATTTGGATTAAATCCAATTCCTAATACAGAAGGAGATCTTGGATTAATTGAAATTAAACTTGGCTTTTCTGAAAATTCATTATGTGCTTGAGCTAATGCTAAAACATGTTGCTTATTTGTATGATATTGTGGTTTAGATATTACTACTGTAGCTGTAGTTGTATAAGCTAAATTTTTTCCTGCAATTCTTACAATAAATTTTTTAGTTCCACCAGATTGAATATATTTCTTTTCTTTTATAATAAATTTAGTTTCTATTGAACCATAATTTACAGTAATAATATCTCCGGCTTTAACTAAACTAAATTGAGCATCAAATAAATTAGATGTAACAATTGTTCCTGTTGGTATTAGCTCAATAATATCATCGCCATTAGCAATATCATCTACTGGATTTGTTGAAGTACCATTTGTTCTTAGAAATGTAGTTGCTGTAACTTCTTCTATTAGAATTTGACCATAACCATCATTTGTAAATGTAGATGATATTGCAGCTCTAGATATTCCATTTGAATAAAGATTTTGTACTCTTGATCCAAATAATAATAAAGAAGATGTATCTATAAATTCTGCAAGTAATTGCAAATCATTTGTTGTTTTTGGAATAGAAATAAATCTTGTTGTATCTATATATAATCCAGCAGCATGATGTGCAAAGTTATCTGGATAAACCAAACCATTTAATGTAGTTACATCGAGACCATCAGGACCATATCCATCTGCTCTTTGATGATTTACAAAATCAGTATTAATATCTGATAGTAAAGTATAAAGATTTGTATTATCTCTAGCTGATTCAAATTTGTTATCTAAATAATTAGAAGTACTTGAAGAAACTAAAATTTGATCTGTATAATGATTGTAAGAAGTACCAGCTATATGAGAAGATATTTTTGCAGAATTTAAATTAATCCAACCTAATGCTGTGTTTGAATCAATACCCAAAGAAATAATCATATTATATAGATCTTGTGTTGAATGATCTAATAATAATTTAGACTCAAGTATTGCAGCATTTGTTGCAACTTGAGTATCATCAATAGGTAAAGTAACTAATCCAAGTCCTGTTAAAGATGATGGATTTATAGTACCATCTGGATTTAAAGATACATCTAACCTATCTGATAAACTTGATAAAGAACCTGATGCTGTAAATCCAATTTCTTCTTCTATTGCTATAACTGCTTCTTTTAATGCATTGATTGCAGTTGAACCAATTTCTGTTATGTTATCATATACAGATGGTATTGTTGAATCATCATCTATTGAACCTGGAAAATTACTCATTTTTCTCCAAAATTATTCTTTTATGCTATCTTTTACTTTATTTGCTAAATCTTCTATTGAACTTGATTGTAATTCTTCTGCTTTCTTTAAAAACAAACCTTTAATTATTTTATATGCTAATCCAGAAAAAAGTCCTGCAACCAATCCAAAGAATCCTCTAGCACTATCGCTACTTATTCCTTCTGGATAAGGATATTGTTTTAATAATAGACCTAAAACTAATCCGCCTATTACTGGACCAACTGGTAACAATAATTCATTCCATACTTTCTTTAATTTATTGTTTATTGTTGGTTTTAATGAAAGCAAAAATTCTACAGATGTTCTTGCTATATATGTAAAAGCTGCTATTCCTAAAGAAAATATTACAAATTGCCAGCTTATTAGTATTTGAAGTGATAAATCCATTTGTTACCCTAATTATTATGCTCTGATATTAAACTTCATATATTGTATATTTTATATCCCCTAACCATACAGTTACATCAACGCTATCATATCCGCTTGTTATTTTTATTGTATTAGATACTGGTGTTATTGTCGGAACTGTAATAATCGAACTTACTTCTTGATATTGAACTTCGGTTGTTCCAATTTGAGTCATTGATAAACCATCTGTTTCAAAAGATGCATTTAATATAAAACAAGCACTATTGCCTGTTCCAGCAATTGCAACTATTCTTGCACTAACTAAAATAATAGATGCATTTGATGTAGTAAATTCATCTAGTTTATCTGGAGAAGATGGTGCAACTGATAATTGTTTTATTCTATTAATAGTACCAGCGGCTGAAGAACCATTTATCCATTCTGTAGGAGTATCTCCTATATTGAATGTATCCCCATTTGCATTTTTTACTTTTACTTTACCTGATCTTGAATATAAATGAGATCCGCCTACAGGATTTGATACTGGATCTGATGCTGTATCAAATATAAATAAACTATCATTTGCCGCTCCTGGAACATTTGATGTTGTAGCATCTCCAAATAAGCTTATTATTTTTGTTGTTGTTGACAACTCTTTTGCTGTAAATATATTTGCAGTATTTAAATTAATATTTAATTTTCCTATTAATGTTCCGCTAAAAGTATTTCTGCCTCCTGTTTGTAATACAACATCTCCACCATTACCACCAAATACATTAGTAGCAGATTGAGCAGTTATTTTAATACTTCTAGCAGTTGTTCCCGTACCAGAAAATTTAAACTCTACATCTGTAGATCCTGTATTATTAAAAACAACATTTCTTGGAGTAAATATAATTTCATTTGTACCGTCTCCTGTTATTTGAACAACATTAGGAGATGTCGCAGTTCCTCCAAGGTCATTAGATAATTGTATAAATCCTTTTGTAGCTCCATCAGCATCAACATTAATTTCTGTTAAATAATCTGACAAAAGTTCTATTGCTTGCCTAACATTTTCTGCATCAGTTCCATTTATATTTACAAGTGGATCTAATGTAATTGCAGCTCCCTCATGTTGATCTTGAATTCCATCAATATGATTTTTAAAAACACTTGCATTTACTACTAATCTACCTGAATTCCCTATTCTTTGAGTCATATTATAATATGATCAAATGTGTATGACCCAAAACAGGTAATACTTCTAATTGACCAGTAGATTGATTATATTTAACTTGATGAGAATGACCTTGAGATTGACTTGTTACTTGATTATATAATGAAATAGATTTTTCATTTATTCTAATTGTATGCTTATGAGGAATTAATCCAGTTGCAGAAGCTAATGTAGTATCTAAGTCTTGAGGAACTAATTCTGTATTTTTAAATACAGGAATTTGATAGGCAATATCTGTTTTTCTAATTCTTTGGACTCTCATTTTCTGTCCGCCAGTTTGTCTTAAAACTGTTCTTTGTCTATTTACTGATAATACTTCATATCTATATTCTTCATTATCTGCAATATCATATCTAACTAAAATATCTCTATCTTTTATTTGAGGAACAGTTAATGTCCAAGCTTCTGTTGTAAATTCAGATTCTAATCCAGTTTCATACATCTTAATATCTTCATCAGCAGGACCAAATCTAACTAATATTCTTCCATCAGATCTTCGTGGATTAAAGAATTGATTATAAGATAAAACCATTCCTCTTCCAAAGCATTTTAAACATCTATCATCTGGATATTCAGAAGATGGTTGAAAACATGAACATCTAATTCCTGTTGTTTGTAATGATAATAATACTACAGGATCTGCTGTTTGTTCTAACAAAACTTCTTGTCTTTGATTATTAGCATCTTGGAAAGATAATGGTCTTAATACTCTTCCTACTCCATCATATCCATCTGCACAAAATTGATATCCACCTATATAAGATCCAACACATTCTCCAGCTAATAATTTAGAAGGATCTCTTCTTCTCCATCCTGTATATGAAAAATATGGAAAATTAATTTGCTCTTCATTTGTAGAAAGATCTGTATTTAAAATATCAAATTCATTTTGTTTAAATCCATATCCATCTCTATAAGCATAATTGGGATACTCAAATCTAGACTGGCACATCATTACTTTATCAAATGATGAATCTTGTTCTCCTATATATAATGATACATCTGGAGATAGATAATTATACCCATCATATCCATCTACTGTATGTAAAACTGGAAATGTATTTCCATAACCTCTTAATGTTGCTTGAAGATCTAAACCTGATATTCCATCATATTCAATTAATTCATATCCAATTTTAACAATGCCGCTAGCAGGAAAATTATCAATATCTTCTAAAGGTATATTTAATTGAGAATCATTAATATCTTCCCTTAATGTAGTAGAAGGAATTACTTTAAGACCATTTCCAATATCAATTAAAGTAGATAATGTACTTGTTAATGAATTGTATTCAACAGGTCTTAAATTAAAGAAATACAATTGACCAGGAATAAAATCTGTGAATGTATATTCTGTTTTAGAATCTACAGAAATATATTTAGGTAATGTTTCTAATACGTTATCTTGATCTGTATCCCAATAAATTGCATAAGCAATATCATTTGATGTAGAATTTGGATAAGCAGAATACCATCTTAATTTTATAGAATATCCATCTCCGGTTGAATTTACATCTTGTAATCCAAACCTAGTTTTAATTAAGTATTGTGGCATATAATGATGTTCTTTTATTAAAGATATTTATATTCAATTTCTTCTGCATCTTTAATATCAATTGGATCTGTACATAATATATGAGGTATTCCTCCAAACATTAATGGATCTTCATCTTTCTTCATACACTCAATATAATATTCTACAGTTTCTTTTGGTATTTCTTTTAATTCTTTATAAGTTTTTATATTTATTTTTTTATATGCTTTGTCTTGATTTGTTTCAAAATTATCATCATGTGAATCACCCCACCCTAAAGGGTGGGGCTTCTGCTAAAAGCAAGGCTAATTCCTAGCCTTTTTATGTTTAAAGCAGCA